TTGCATAAGCAATTCTCATACCAACTTTTCTGGCATCAACTTTGCAGTTGCAAGAACGATGCCCGTACTATAGCCGACTTTTATTTAAGGTGCATAATGACACCGCCTACCAGTATCAGAATGACACCAGCAGTCCCATAATGACACCAGTATACCAATCCCCTAACTATTGGATATCCTATTATAGCATACCATAGCAGCCACGTCAACATTTTGGCACGATCGTTGCAACATAATAATTCAAGAGGGCAGCAAATAACCGCTTGACACAATGCGGTAAACGTGCTAGAATGAATTAACTTCGCTGAACGAAGTGAAGATAAGGAGTTCAACATGAAAATCGAACTAAGGAACATAAAGTTGACCGCCTACTTCAGTTTAATATTAACTGTATTATGCCTGGTATCTAGGGCGATGGGAGTTTAAGATGAAGTCAATACTTGAAATGATCGTATTCGCGGCACTAGTGGCAGCACTACCAGTCTTCATGCTGCTTAATAGCGGCAAATTTGCACTGGCAACTAAAGGCATTGTCAAGATGCTAATGGGGGAATGATGGATAGAATCAGGATTATGGTCACTGTATATGCTATGCTAACTATAATGTGTCTACTAACTTTAATATTCGGGGGATAAGATGGCAACTAACAAAGAACAACTTAAGATCATTAAACAAATCCTGAAGGACCGAGCTCAATTAGTTCATTGCGATGGATGCCAGCGGGACTATCTTCCTCTGACTGCCGCGGCTAAGGATGCATGTCCAATATGTGGACACGATCATTTAGTTGGCATTGACGCAGAGCATATTGACGACTATTGGAGGGACGACTTAGAGCTGACGGATGGGGACTTTAAAATTGACGTATGTGAACGGGAAATGATTGGCGTTAGAGGTCTTTAGTGCTTGACTTAGTGGCAGATTTCGGCTATAATAGCATTATATCGGGGGTAGGACATGAGACGATTGACTAAGGATGATCTTAATAGTGACGAAGTAGAGATGATTAAGCAGCAACTTCGTGGCTATTATCCTGACGAGTTCATTTCAGGATTTATTGACGATAGTGGACTGACTGACTTTGAAGTTGAAGGATTCTTAATGGGGTTGACTAGGTCAGAAGAGTTTGAAAGACATTTGGTAGAGCTTGAAAACGACTATATTATGATTGACGGTAGGATGTACGACATTGGTGAGGTTGGGCAGCTATTAGAGGACTATCCGGTTGATAAGTCAGAGTTGTATTGGGATGAAGACTAGCATATAAGAGTAAACTGGGGTACTAGACTGTATTACAACAATTGGGGGGCAGTTATGGACATTGAACAGAAAAGAGCAGAAGTAGCGAAGCAGTTGCAGAACGATCAGGATGAAGTAGTGAGGATGGAAAGGCTTAAGGTCAAGTTTAAGAGGACGAAGGAGATTCTAAGTGACTGTAAAGATTCGAGAATTTTGTTCGTTGACTTTTCCCTCAAACTTTTCCTTTACTCCAAACCATCATAACCATAAATTCAACACTATCCTAAAAACAAGCAGTTAGTGGCATAATTCCAACCTCACGACTTTTAAAGTAGCATTTCTTGGCATAGTTCGACTTATACCGTCTTAGCCGAAAAGTTAAGGCGGTCAAATCAAACTTAGTCGGGTATCTTTGACTTTCGCCGACTAGTTGTGGGATGCTATCCCTGAATACTTCACCAATGAACTAGTCCCAAACTTAGGAAATCAGAATAGTTCTTTGTTTTTGAGGCGTTACGCTAGGCACATATTCCCACGTTACCTAGTTGAGCTGGAGTGTTAGGGGGCTCATACCGACACCGTCAATTGCCTTTTTCAGGACAATTTCGTGGAGTTCGAAACTTCCAATTGACCTAGTTTTTTGTGAATTTTTTCACGTTCCTCAAAAACTGGTTGTCTAATTATACTTGATGGACTTATTATTTTTTCAGTCCCTCAGCTTAATTCTATCACTGCCACAAATAGTTGTCAATTAAAATATTAAATTAATTAATCTTTTCTCTTGACGCAAACCGTCAAACGTGAGATAATGACCTAGGAACGAAAAAACTTCGCTTAACGAAGTGAAGATAGGGGGAAAACATGAAAACGATTAGAATTGGTGTTAGTGGTAAAGTAGTTAGGAAAGATGATTGTTTTATGTATATCAGAACGAAAAGCGGGGACATTCTAGAAACTGGGGGAATGGATGTTAGACACTATAAGATAGGAGATAAAGTCAAAGGGATGGCAACTTATAGGTCAGCCCGCGTTGAGGATGTTAGTTTCGATGTTACTGACTTATCCTCCAAGAAAGAATTAGAATCATTGAAAGAAGGGATTCTTAATATTATTAGTCTTATGGATCTTCAAGATGCAACCGATGATAGTCATTTAGTGTATACTAAATTAAACCGACTACTAACCGAAATAGGGGGGATAGTATGAAAATCCTAAACTTTAACAGCATCGAGATTGAAAACATCGACTTTAAAGACTATCCTGACTTTTGTGACGCGTTTATTAGTTATGCAGAATTTACCGATGGTACTCCGTTAACCGATGAAGAACTAGAAGCAATTGACGATAGTGTTCGGTATGACGCGATAATTCGAGCTATTTACTAAATTAAGACTTAACAAGGATAGCAAAATGAAATCAAGACCACTACTAGGATATTCAAACGCTAAGACGGTTAAAGGCGAGTCTTTGGGCTACTTAACGGGTATCCTATACCTTGCCCCATCTAATACGGTCAAAGGTCTTAATTTATGTCCGTTGGCATCTAAGGGTTGCCGTAAATCATGTTTATACAGCGCCGGTAGAGGTAGATTTAACAATGTCCAGAAAGCCCGAGTTTCAAAAACCGAGTTCTTTCGAGACGATCTTAACGGGTTTATGGCGGCTTTGGCGGTAGATATTTCCAAGGCACAACGTAAAGCACAAAAGTTGGGGTTAAAGTTGGCTATCCGGCTTAACGGTACTTCAGACATTGTTTGGGAGAAAATCCAAAATAACGGAAAGAATATCTTTCAAATTTTCCCTAGCGTTCAATTCTATGACTACACCAAAGACTTCAGACGGTTTGCTAACAAGATGCCCGCTAACTATCACTTGACCTTTTCTTTGTCGGAATCTAACTTAGGTCATGCTTTGAAGATAATTAAGTTGGGAATTAATGTAGCGGCAGTATTTGCAGAAGTTCCAGCCGAGTTCATGGGCTATAAGGTCATTAGTGGCGATAATCATGACTTGCGCTTTCTTGATGGGAATAATGGTGTTATAGTTGGATTGACTGCCAAAGGTCAAGCAAAAAAAGACTTGACTGGATTTGTGCAACGTATTAACATGTTATTAAGTGAAGCAGCATAACTAAGGGGGGATAATATGGTATATAATTTTTATCACCATCGAGACGGCGGGCATAGTTGGTTAGCCGTTAAAAGATCTTTACTGGTTAAGTTAGGAATTATTGATAATATTACAGAATGCTCATACCAAAAAGGTAATACGGTTTATTTAGAAGAAGATAGTGATGTTGGAAAATTACTGGATTTATTAAAACCAGAAGAATATTTTATTAAAAAAACTAAGTTCTATAATTATTCGCCAATAAGAAAATATGATAGATTTACTAAATAAAGGGGGATTTATGGGATATACTCATTACTGGACATTCACTAAAGTCAAAGGAAAAACAAAGGAAACAGAAGAGTTATACCAGAAAGCAGTGAAAGACTGCCAAAGGATAATTCTGGCATATAAGAAAGAGTTTGGCGGGTTAGCCGGTTACAGCGCTCATACTAAACTTGGGCAATACGGGGGAATTGATTTCAATGGAGCAAGAGAAGAAGGGCACGAAAACTTTGTGTTAAGAGAACAATTTAAAGAAAATTATAGCTTCAACTTTTGCAAGACTGCCCAAAAGCCCTATGACGAAGTTGTTACAGCTTGTCTTATAATCCTAAGTCATTATCTTGGGGATAATATCAAAGTTAGTTCCGATGGTTATCAAGAAGACTGGCAAAGCGGATTAGAACTAGTTAAGAAGGTTCTAAAACGGGTAAAGAAGTTTAGCATCCCAAAGAATATTGAATTTTCTGGAAAATTAACAATTGTTTCTTAATTAAAGGGGAGAATTTATGGAACTACTAACACAAATTAACGAACTAGAAAACCGGGCTATCGCAAACAAACAAACTTCAGATCGTTATCAATTAGTTCCTACTCGGCAATTAGTGGAGTCTATCGGAAAGACTATTAACGATCATGGGCATGACTTTAGCTTGAAACTGATAGCTCCAACCCATCGGGCTAAAAAAACTACCGCCCACGGTTTAGAAATAACACTAAACACCACTATGTCAGTTATGGGAGATAACATAGCCCCTAGGTTGTACGTTCTAAACTCATTCAATGGAGAAAAGCAACTTCAAGTCATGGCGGGAATGATGCGGCTAGTTTGTTCTAACGGTTTAGTAGTCGGGCAAGAGCTCTTTAAAGAGAAAATTAGACACATCCAAGGTGAAACTTTTGAACATAAGATAGCTGCCTTAAGTGAAAACATTTCCAACGCCATTAAGTTTATGTCAAAGATGGATGAACAAGTAGCGGGCTATATGAACGTTCCTACTAGCCGAGAACTACAAAAGTCAATTAGTCAACGGTTGGGATTCTCCAAGCGGTTAACCGATCGACTAACTTATACTTTTGATAATCCTGATATGATCAGAGAAGAGGATAGAGGGGAGAATGCCTGGTTGACTTATAATGTCATAAATGAGACAATGAATCGTTCAAGCAGATCAGAACTAGCTTTTGTCGGAAAGAACATTGACTTAATGGACAAAGTTAGGAACTTAGCATTGAATGAAACTTTAACCTATAACAAGGCGGCGTAAATGAAAAAATACGAATTAACTACTAATACAAAAGGTGGACTATTTCAAATCCGAGCTTTGATTGATATTCCTAGGTATGGAGTAAGATCGGGTGAATTGGGTGGTTATATACAGACGGAGTCTAACTTAAGTCATGAGGGTTATTCTTGGGTTTATGATAATGCTCGGGTTTCTGGTAATGCTCGGGTTTTTGGTAATGCTCAGGTTTCTGGTGATGCTCAGGTTTCTGGTGATGCTCGGGTTTTTGGTAATGCTCGGGTTTATGATAATGCTCGGGTTTTTGGTGATGCTCAGGTTTCTGGTGATGCTCGGGTTTATGGTAATGCTCGGGTTTATGATAATGCTCAGGTTTATGGTGATGCTCAGGTTTATGGTGATGCTGAGGTTTATGGTGATGCTCGGGTTTTTGGTGATGCTCGGGTTTCTGGTAATGCTCGGGTTTTTGGTAATGCTGAGGTTTTTGGTGATGCTCAGGTTTCTGGTGATGCTCGGGTTTTTGGTAATGCTCGGGTTTATGATAATGCTCGGGTTTTTGGTGATGCTAAATTTACAACCGGAAAAATAGAAAGTAGTAAAGACTTTATCGAATTTCGACTTAATTCTTATCTAGCTACCGCAATCAAAGAAGGAGTTCAAATAGGATGTCAGTTTAAGACTTATCAAGACTGGCTATCTTTAAGTGATGATCATGAATTAGTTAAAAACTTTGAAATGAGAAAAGAATATAGGAGTTTCATTCAATTTGCACAAGAATACTTTAAAAGAAAGGAGACTTAATATGAGAAGGAAAGAGTATATCGCTTTTCTTGAAGATCAACTAGACTCGGCTTGTAAATCCCTAGCTGCCGTTGAACAAACTATTAAAGACCTAAACCGTAACGGCGAATTTTACGAACACGGAAATGGCGGGAGTAGTCAAGTCGGGGATGATATTATGTTCATTGAGGAAAGACTTGCTAACATAATGAAACTTTATTTTAAGGAGGAGAACTAATGATTTTCTTAATTCTTGGATTCTTTCTTTGGTGTACTTATTTAATATTTATTGCTGACTATATAGACTAGTTTCGCTCCGCTCAACGGAGTTAACTTCTGAACGAAGTGAAGATAAGGGGGGATTTATGGCAAAGTATGAAGTCAAGTTTTGGGTATTAATAAAAAGTACATCAATAGCAACAGTGGAAGCAGATTCAAAAAAAGAGGCTATAGAGAAAATTGAAGAGGGTAATTATTTGGATATAGAAGAAAATATAGGTGAAGAAGTAGAAGATATAGGTAGTTATGAAGTTGAATTATTAGAAGAGGGGGATTTATGCTAGTACAAACTAAACCAATTCGACAATTAATTGACATATTGGATCAAACTATATTAATGTTTCCTGAAGGTCCTAAGCAGAAAGAATTAGAACGTGAAGTCGAAATTCTGCGCTTCGAGCTATTCGTTATCGAACGTAAACTAATGGAAGGAGATTTACAATGAAACCAACTTTAACGATCACTTTAGCCCGATTTAGCGGTTTTAACGAAAATCCGCCCATTCTAACAGTTTCTTATGTTGACCCTAGTACGGATAAGGAAGTTGTGGAAATAGCCGCTAGAATCCGCTCTAATGACTTCCTAGATGCCATTAATGCGGGCTATGAGAAAGCCCTAAACATTAGCGACAACTTTCCCAATCACGAAGTAACTATCACTTGTGATAAGGATATAACATTGGCATTAATTAACGAAGGAGGAAGATAATGACTACGGAACAGGCACTAAACATCCTAAATAGCCGAATTAAAGACGGGGAACTATCCAGAGAGGACTTTAATAGCATTGAGGTGTTAATAGCAATGGCAACGCTAAAGGGTAATGAGAAAGTAACACTAATAGACGGCAAACTGGGGTTAATGCAATGATCTTAGAAATAGTCCGCGGTTATATAGTTTGGGCTAAGTGGCGTAAAGCTGACGGCTTGGACTATGGGCATCAAATTAAGAAAGCAAGAGAACTATTTGACTTGTATAACCGATTGAGAAATGATACAATCACTATAACCAGGAGTTTTTATGCGAACGATTAAACGCTATCTTAACCGTAAACTGTACGACACTCACCTTAGTCACTATATTACTTTAGTGGATATCCTGAATCTTGCTAAGTCAAAGACACCCTTTGTTGTGTTGGATAATAAAACAGGTGAGGACATTACTAAACATACAGTATTTAGTTCCTTAGTACAATTTAGTCATTTATTTACCTATGAGGACATTCTGGACTTTGCTTATAAAATGGACATTAATATTACAGAGGAGTAGTTATGCACGTTTTAGAGAAGTTGCTATTTAAGTTTGGGATTAAGGACATCGTAGCCCAGAACTTCGGTGACACTTATAACATCCAAGCTGCTAGATGGGAGGATAACGGACTACCTTTGACTAGAGACGAGCTAATGGATATTAACGACTACATGAAAGAACTAATGGAGGAACTATGAAAGCAGGACTATTGTTAAGTTTGTTACTGTTCACAAGTTGTGCTACCTTTACCGGAAACATGACTAGAAGGCAAAATGCTTATTTGGATTGCATAAAATCGTTAAACGAAAATGGCTTAAAACAAGAATTGATTGAACGATTTTGCGATAAGACATTGGATAAATAAATTTTATGAAGTTGGACATTAATAGCCGCAGAAAAGAAGTCCCGCTAGTCAAACTTCGTGGGGAGGAATGGAAGCTTATACCAGGTCACCAAAGGACTTTAATTAGTTCCTTTGGCAGAATTAAACGGTGGTATAAGAAAGCTTTGTATGCTCCAAGGAAGATAACGCTAGGATGTGATGGACCAGTAAAGTATTATATCCTGGAAAGGTTGATAGCCGAGCTTTGGATTCCTAAGCCGCCAGGATGTAACGCGGTAAAGGTCAAGTCTGGACTAAGACCTTCTATAAAAACGGTCTATTGGACGAAGCCACATTTTCCAACTAAGAAATCGGTAAATATGGATATTTTTATGGATATGTTGAAAAGGAATGAAACTAACTACGAAATAGCGGCAGAATTAGACGTTAGCGAAAAGTGGGTTAGGAACAAACTGAAAGAACTAGGAATAAACAGGGGGAAAAGATGACGTTACTATTTGGATTGTTGTTCTTTGGTCAGCTATTAGCGGGAGAATCGGTAGAGGTCGGTCAAGGTGCTATCTCCCAACACTATGTGAATAACACTGAATCGGGTCCTAGATACTCCGGCAAACTAAACGAAAGAGGACTTATTGCCCACTATCTACTTTCTTTCAGCTATAGTCCAGAAACAACCGAAAAACATACGTTTTTTTACGGTAACAACAGCGTTGCTTTACCTATGTACGGTTATAAGTACACCTCTTTCGTATATCAAGGAAAACTGACGGATGTAGGATTTTTCTTAGGTAGTTACTGGCAAGATCCTTATGCCTTTACTGAGAAAAGCGGACTGGTTCCAGTATTCACTCTAGGAGGACTAACTCCAATATTCGGGGTAGAAGTCAACTTTAATGTATATACTCATAAGAACTTTAGAGTCCAGCTTAACAACAATCTAACACCTATTTTAAGCACTCACGCCTTGACTTTGGGATTTGATTTGTGGTAGAATAGTCTTAGCAAGGGGGAGTTATGAACATATTTGTTACCAGTAAATGTCCTGTCGAGTCCGCTCAATACCTTGACACGGTTCGAGCAAATAAAATGATACTCGAATCTGCTCAGTTGATGTGTACGGCATTACATAGTGTAGGTGTTGATGCTCCCTATAAATCCACTCACAAAAATCATCCTGCGGGAATTTGGTGTCGTTATAGCCGAGAAAATTACCTTTGGCTTTGGGAACACTATAACGCACTGTTAAACGTCATGTACGAACGTCGTGGCACTATTCATAAGTCCGGTGAGTTTAAGTTTTGGCTAAAGTCCCAAGCTAAACATTTACCAAGTCTGGGATTGTCTCCTTTCGCTAACTGTGCGGCTAATGAAAAGTTAGGAATATCTTACAAACATATAGAAGATGTTATCCTTGCATATCAACTTTACATTAATCATCGCTGGGATACAGATAAACGGATGCCAACATGGGAGTAATACTAGCATTACTATTCAGTTTCAATCTTATAGCCGTCGAAAAGCGCATTAAAATCGCTATCATTGACACTGGAATCGCGGGCTATCAAACCGAATACCTTTGTGAGGAAGGACTTCGGACTATGGTAGCCGATGACGGACTAGATCGCAGAGGACACGGGACTAATATAGCGTCGATTATAGCCCAGCATTTAGACTTTAAAAAGTATTGTATTATATCCTATAATGTATATCATAAAGAAAATATCCAAGATACTCGGGTAGCTGCTTCGGTTTTAGATGCCATAGCCGCAGGAGCGAAATACATAAACATGAGCTTTTCGGGATCGGATAGTAGTCCGGTTGAAAAGTCGGCTATAAGACAAGCAATAGGAAAAGGGATAAACGTCTATGTAGCCGCTGGTAATGACGGCAAGAACTTGGATGTTTTTTGTAATGTTTACCCGGCTTGTTATAAGTTCGGAGTAGGACAAAACTTCTTTTATGTAGTGGCGGCTAGCGACTTAAAGGGTTCTAATACTGCAGACTTTATGCTGAAGGTAGAAGGAAGTAAACTAGGAAATCCTGAAATGTCGGGAAGTTCTCAAGCTACCGCTAATGCTTTACAATATTCAATAACGAATAAATACTTTAAACGGGAGACGAAACATGGACTATCTATCTATTAGCGTTGCGATCATGTTGACAGCTTTAGTAATTTGTGGTATAATGGTATTAATAGTAATTAATCTGGAGGAATGATTTATGAAAATAGTTTTGCTAGGATTATTATTAGTTGTTAGTGCTTGTGGAGAACATACTGCATACATCTATTACCCTGTAAATGGAAAGGATGGAGAGTCGATCAAAGGTGACAAGGGAGATACCGGGACAGCAGGTCAAAATGGCTACTCTATCGTAGCGGGTTCACTATATGAGGATACCGCTTGTTTAAACGCTGGAGGAACTACTGTAACTTTAGCTCAAGACATTGACAGAGATGGATTGTTAAGCGAAGGAGATTTAGTCCAGACTCAATTCTTAAGCTGCAACGGTCAGGATGGCAACGATGGGCTAGATGCGGTAAACTGTCAAGTTAACAAAGTTGGAACTCAAGCGACAATTACTTGTGGGACTAATTCGGTTGTTATAGCCGATGGGGCACAAGGAGAGCAAGGTCTTGGTATTGTGGGTCCTCAGGGGATTCCGGGGACATCAGTAGAAGTAATCCCATTCTGCCCAAATAATGCCGACCACAAAGAAGTAGGATTAAAGATTGGTAATACGGTTGTGGCTTTCTTTCAGCAAACCAACTCACTAATAGTAAATGCCCCAGGAGGTCAAGTTAGTGTATTAAGTGGATTGCAAGGTCGGTTGACGGTTTTGAAGGAAGGGGTGACCTATTCTACAACAGCAGGAACGAATTGTAACTTTAAGATTGTTGGTGGTTTAGTTGTTAACTTATAAATTTACTTTCGGAGGTTATATGAAATTAGCGATATTCTTATTTTTACTTTCGACAACATTATACGCATACCCAACACCAGAAGAGTTGCGTAATGCTAAAATAACAGTCAAAACTCGGGATGGAAAAACTTACGCTTTTAGTGCTAACAAGCATAAGGTAGTCACTAGAGGGGCAGTCAAGCCTTCTAAGAAGTTAAACCGTTTTAGTTTACTAACAGGAATTGGTCCATCACATAAACTACACATCACTAACGGAGACACCTATAAGAAGTTTGCGGTCAAAAAAGAGTTGCTTTTTGGAGCAAACTACACTAGACTGTTATCAGATGACTTTAGTGCTGGAGTTACCGTTATCAGCAACGAGTCCTTTTTACTAAACGTAGGCTTAGACTTCTAGGAGCATTTATGGGTAAGTATATAGCAGAAAAACCAAAGGTCTACGAACTAGCAAGAGAGTACGGACTTAGCCCACAAGAAATGATTGACATCCTAACTCAGGCAGGACTACCGTACAAAGGATTTAATGCTACTGTAAACGAGAATGAGGATGAACTGCTAAATATAATCCAGGACACTAAAGACTTGAGCGACCAAGAACTTAGTGTCAACCTAATCGGGATGTACTTCGACGTTGAAAAGCGGAAGTATCATCCTGTTAAAGTGCGGTTGACTAAAAAGCAGTTTGATATGATGGGAGGAAAGACTGGGCTAGGTCACGCTACAGTTTACAACGCAATGAATGACTACCGGCTAGTGGAAAATACTAGCGGTGTTACTAAGAATTACGTTTCTACTAAGAAGAAGTTTGAGAAACCAACACATTTCAAGCGTACACCAGGCGGAAAGATTAAGGAGTAATTGACTATAGGGGGAATTGTGCTATTCAAAGTTAACAATACCGAAGAAATAGATAAACTGAAAACCCACGTTAAGGACGGTTGCTATTACATTAGATCCAATAATTCCGGAACTTTATCTTTTAGCGACGGAGACGAGGCGATTATACCCCCAGAATTTCTGGATTTATTGTCCGAGATTATCCCTAAATACGACACTCTTATCTACGGCAAAGACCAGACCGAGAAAATCGTTTCTATAGCCGCTGGAGACTCGGAGCTGTACCTTTACATAGAGGAGTCCCCAGGACTCATTAAAACGGTTGTTAGACCCCTTAAACGCTGGATTTTATCATCCGATAGACCCAGGACTTCCTATCGGGAGCTAGAGGGAAGTCTTCATTATCGATTTATGAAGGAATATCCTGACTTCGAGAGTTTCAATAAGAGCAGAATGACTACTTTCCGTGACCGGGAAACCTTCTATGTAGTCCATAACGATGTCGAGTCTGCCATGATTAAGGATGGTTATACGTTGTTTAAGGGAATGAAGATAGACGAGGTTAGTGCCCTAAGTTTCGATATTGAGACTAGCGGACTTAACCCGACCGACCACGATGCTTTAGTCTTTATGATAAGCAATACCTACAAATGCGGGGATAAGGTAGAGAGGAAGTTGTTCGCTATTGACGACTTTAAGGGAAATGAAGGGGCTATGCTAAAGTCCTGGATTCGTTGGGTAAACGAGAAGAATCCAAGTCTGTTAATAGGACATAACGTCGTTTCGTTTGACATACCATATTTGAATACCAGGGCGGAACTAAATGGATTATTGGGACTAGAGTTGGGCAGAGATGGAAGTAGGATTACTTTTGATAAGAAGCCGAGCAAGATTCGTTATGACGGTTCCCAGTCCTACGACTATACGAAATGTTTCGTTCACGGTAGAGAAATAATCGACACTTGGATGTTAGCTTTAAAGTATGACGTTAGCCGCAACTTTCCGAACTACAAACTGAAGGGCATCATTCAACATTTGGGTTGGCAGAAGGAAGATAGAGTTCTTTGGGACTTTGAGAAAATCAGTCCGATGGACTTGTATAAGAATTTACCTAAAGAGAAAGCCGACTGGGATAGGTTCAAACAGTATTGCTCAGGGGATTCTGACGATTCGCTGCGGCTATTCGAGTTAATGATCCCGAGCTTTTTTTACTTGACTTCATATATTCCGAAACCTTTACAAACGGTAACTCAATCGGCTAGTGGGGCTTGGTTGAACAGCATGATGGTTAGGGCATACTTGCAGGATAATCATTCAATACCGTTGGCTAGTGAACGAGAATATGTCCATGGCGGCATATCATTTGGAGTTCCCGGGATTTACAAGAATGTTTTTAAAGTTGACGTACAGTCTATGTATCCGAGTATTATGCGAGCATTTCAGATATATCCAGAAGGAAAGGACGTAAAGAAGTATTATCCGAAAATAGTGGAACATTTTACACTCAAGAGAATTGAGGAAAAGAATATGTTTAAAAAGACCGGGGATAAATACTATGACGATTTACAAGCTGCATCAAAAGTGGTTGCTAATTCAAGTTTTGGGATGCTCTCCTGTAGTGGACTAAATTTTAATGATTTTAGAGCAGGAGATAGAATCACCGGTATCGGGAGGCAGATCATCAGAATGTGTTTATTGTGGGCTTCAGGAAAGGACGTGCAAGAGTATATGAAAGATTATGATATAGAAAAGGACGAAAGGTATAAGGATGTCTTTTAAGATTTGTGCTGTATATATGATTAAGAATGTAGTGAATGGTAATATTTATATAGGAAGTACTGTTGACTTTAAGAAAAGAATGAATACACATTTTAACTTCCTCAGAAAGAATAAACATCATAACGAACACCTAAATTATGCTTATAATAAATATGGGGAATCTTCTTTTATTTATGGTATAATACAAGAATGTACCAGGGAGAATAGATTGCGAATTGAAAATGTATACCTAAAGAAGTATAAGCCCGAATATAATATAGCAAAGGATGCCAAAGCTCCGATGGAAGGAAGAAAACATTCTGCTGCTTCTAAGAAAAAAATGGCAGAGTGGGATAGACCAAAAGGAGAGAATCACTATAACTACGGAGGGACATGGAAAGAAGAACAACGTGAAAAAATACTTCGCAAGAGGATCGGATCAAAGCGCAATGAAGAAACTAAAAAAAGAATGAGAGAAACTGCATTAAGACTCAATCGTCACTCTAGTTTAAAGACATCAATAGAGGAAAGCAAAAAATCATTAATTGATACAAATGGGTTTTATTATGAATCACTAACTGATGCCTCTATAAAATTAGGAATCGCACCATCAACAATATGTGACGTTTTAATGGGAAGGTCTAAGACAATTAAAAAACACAATCTATCTATATGTTATCTTAATAATGTACCAGAGGACTTTTTTACCAAAGAAAGGTACCACTATTCACAAAAATACGACCATATTGACGTTTATCTTAAAAATGATAATAATCTAGTTGGTAGATTTTTTAGCCTAAAACAATTGTTTAAAAAATTAAACTTTAACTGTCTTTCTCATATTAACCAGGTAATATTAGGAAAAAGAAACAATCATACAAAATATAATTTCTATGTTAAGAAAAAGGATAAAAAATGGTACATGATTTTATAATAAATGTTGTAGACACCGATAGTATCTCTTTTTGTAAAAAAGATATGTCCGAAATAACTAAAGAAGAAAGAGAAAAACTGTTAAAAGAGATAAACGATTTTCTTCCTGATTTAATTAAAATGGAAGATGATGGATATTATCAAACCGTTATAGTTAATAAAGCAAAAAATTATATCCTAGAAAAGGATGGAAAGATTAAAATCAAGGGGTCCGGTTTTACAGATTCAAAGAGAGAAACTGCACTACGAGAAATGATAGAACGTATTATCAAAGTAATGCTGGACGACAACTCTCTATTCAAAATCCAGGAGATATACAAATCCTATATCGTCGAATCCCAAACCGTTACCGACATATCCCGTTGGTCTACCAAACGTACCATCACTAAGTCAGTAATGAATCCAGAACGGACTAACGAACAGAAAGTCCTGGATGCTTTAGAGGGAGAAGACTTTCGAGAAGGAGATAAGATTTACGTTTACTTCGATGTAAACGATAGCTTGAAACTGGCGGATAAATGGCAGAATGACGAGAATAAGGAACGACTGTTGAAAAGAGTCTGGAATACGCTGGAGATATTCGAGAATTTGCTTGACTTATCTCAGTTTGAGAAATACTATCTGAAATCGAAAAGAAACGTCCTGAAAGAATTAATTGACGGTAACGAATGACCTCAACTTCCTTCACTCCCTCCGACCTCTCCCTAGCTGAAACCTTCGCAGTCCGAAGAACGGCAACGTCCTTCGGCATCTACTCCAGCCGAGGAGAATCCCGTCCTTCCAAAATAAACGAAGATACTATCGTCGGAGCTTTAGGAGAAATCTGTTTTCACCGAGTCTACTCCAACATCGACCCTTCGTTATCCTCTCCCGACTTTACCCTATACACCAAAGAACGTAAATCCTTCTCTGCCGACCTAAAGTCCGACTCCTTCGACTTTCACGTTAAGTCGCAGTCTTTAGAGTCCTCACAACGGCATGGCATAAGCTGGTTATTCCAGAAGTCAGACCCTCTATACCGCAGACCTACTCCTAGAGATTGGTTAGTATTCTGTATAGTCGATATGGGGAGACATCAAGTGAACTTCCTAGGATTTGCTAGTGCTGTAGATATTAAGGAGAAAGATGCCTGGGGTATTCCTAACAGTCCGAAATACCGGGACACGAAGGTAGCGTTGTATTTTGATATGCTGGAGGAGTTAGGACTCGTTAGGATATAAGGCACTAAGTAGGCACTAAGTCTCCCCAACGGGAGATTATGTCATAGTTTTGTGGAATAGACTGTGTTTTTCTCCCTAGTGGGAGATTCAAATAATAACCGTTTTTGCCGAAAAGTGGTCAATGTTGGAGTTGTCATCGTAACAGAATTATGCTATAATGACGAAAAGGATGTTACAAATGATAAAACTAATCCTATTGCTACTACCTCTCAATGCCTTCGCCCTATCTCCTCAACAACTCAGGGAGATACCAGTCGGCACTTGCGTTAAACTGGATAGCGTGACTGTCCTAATTCATGAGACTGGATTTATCCCAGTCGATGGGAATGACTATTACCGAGTTATGCTGAAGGTAAGGGATGCTGAAATCTATAACGTCGTGGAGTGTAAACGATGAAAAATTTAATATTGCTGGCGGTGCTTATAGCCGCAGTTTCCTTTAAAATAGGATTTAACGACACTCCTCAATGTTGCAAGAAAATTGTTGACATCCGTTAGCTGACGTGATAAAATTAGGTAACTGAAAGGAGTTAATTATGGGAAGTTTACTAGCAAAGGCATTTATAGACGCAAAGAAGAAGTTTGCACCAGCGATGAAAGCATCAACTAATCCTCACTTCAAAAGTAAGTATGCTGATTTAGCTGCTTGTATTGAGGCAGTTGACGACGCTTTTCTTGAGTGTGGAATAGTCATGTACCAAGAAACTAAAGACCATGTCGACGGCATTATTATCGAAACTGTGTTAATGCATGAATCTGGGGAATCGTTGCGATGTGGGACGTTGTTTGTTCCTGCTTCTAAGAAAGATCCGCAAGGGTTTGGCTCTGCTTTGACGTATGGCAGACGCTATTCATTAATGGCGGCTTGTGGGATTGCCCCAGAAGATGACGACGCTAATCGTGCTAAAGATTCTTATGACTCAGAGAAAAAAGAAAAGAAAGAAGATACAAAAAAAGTTGGGACGGTTCCCAGTTTTAAAAAGAATAGCGACTTTTAATAGGAGGATTTATGGCTAAATTTGTAAACGTAGGATCTATTTGTCAAGCGAAAGGTAAAGACGGCAACGACTACCAGTACATCCAATTGAACAACTTCAATCTGAAAGCGTTCATTGAATACTTGTCTGCTTTCGGTGCGGAAAATCTCAAGGGTAAGGACTTAACTGACAAGAAACTTCCTAAAGTTCGTATCAGTATGTACTCCCCAAATGAAAAAGCTCCAGACTTTATCTTAAACGACTTAGTATTAAAGATCGAGGAATAAGACCCCCAACCGTCACCTGGTTAGTGGTGAGGTGGCTGCCGCCTAAATAAGGGGGAAAGATGACAGTCTTTACTGTTCGCTATATCGGCAACTTCCAGTTTACCATAGTCGCCCCCAACGGACTATCTCCCTTTCCCAATCAACAGTGCTTCACTCTAGTCGAACTAGAAAACGTCGTAGATGCTTTGACTTCTTCTTGGAATTGTGTTAAAATCGTCTGGGACATCGATAACTTTAAGAAGGAATTTCACTATGTCTAAACTCTATTATCGCCTCCATTCAGGGTTATATGACCTCCGTTATAGGTTTATCGAGCATACCGAACTGCCATACTACCACATTAAAGACTTTGACCAGGACTACTACCAGTCTATCTACCTCTATAATGAAATCCAAAAAGAGGAGGCGTTAAAGGAGATAGTCGTCGCCAATAGCTACGGCAAGACTACCGAACGCATTAGGGGTACTGGGAACGTGGTGGACGTTAGAACTGGCACTCGATATGAAACCATGACTGACATCGTAACCAACAAACTCGTTTGGGACTTCGACTCTGAAGTTATAGCCGAGTCTCAAGCTGACGCTAAAGAACTTATCACCCGACTTAAAGCCGAAAAGTTCAAAGAAAAAAACATCCAAGTTGCTTTCAGTGGCGGTAAGGGATTCTCTATAGTCGTCGAGTTGACTGACTTCATAACCCCAGACCAACTGAAAAATGTCTGTTATAAGCTTGCTGAAGGACTGAAAACCTTTGACGTTAGGATATATAACCCAACTAGGATATTTCGAGTGCCGTTGACTAGGCACAGTTCGGGACTCTATAAAACCCCACTACCTATAGAAGCATTAGACAATAAGATAGACGATATACGTGATGTATGCAAGAATAGGATAAATATTGAAGACATTAAGGACGTATATAGTCCGGCGGAATTGCCAGCAACTCTAAAGAAAGTCCAGAATGTCAAGATAGCAGCTCCGATGAGGGAATTATCTTCAGAACTGGTTTCCAGTATATCTAACTTGGATTTTACTACTAGAGTGAAGTATTTAACTCCCGAGAAGTGGGTACTGTCTCAAGGTTTAGGGTATGGTATTGGTGATAGACACGATGCGTACATGATTTTAGCGGCTTCATATCGGGCTAGTGGACATGATGCAGAAAAGTCCTACAGCGCAATCAAAGATGCTGACCGCAGACATTCCTCTATCTTTAATCGTGAGAGATTCTCCAAGGAAGAACTTTGGAATAATATCATAGCTACGGTTTTCAGTCCTAATTGGCAGGGAGGGACTTATGGTCCAGGACATCCTATATTAGCAAGGATTAGGGCGCAGCTACCAACGTCGCTATTGCAAGAGAAAGAGATTATAGTCGATAATGGGTTTATCTTCAATGAGTTTAAAAAGTTTTCGGTTGACATCGAAAAGAATACTATTAAGACTGGCATTAAAGAATTTGATAAACAAATTAAGTTGATTACGGGAACCTCAGTCTCCATACTTGGTTCGCCCGGGAGCGGAAAAACGACCCTGTCAATGAACATCCTAAGAAACACTTCGTTGAATGGAGAAACTGCTTTATTCTTTAGCTTAGATATGAACGCCTCGCTAATCGCTACAAATATGATTAAGGACATTACTGGATATAATATTGATAAAGTCTTTTTGTTGGCAAAAGAAAATCCTAAAGAGTTCGAGGAAATCAGAAAGCGAGCTTTAGAGGTTTATAAGAATGTTGGATATTCCTTTAAGTTTGGGGTAACTCCTGCTGATATTCGGGATGCTATTCACGAATATGAAAGACTGCACGATAAGAAGGTTAGACTAATCCTTATCGACTATCTCGAAAACGTAACACCGCCGGTCAGCATGGACCCCTCTATGGCATCCGGTGTGGTAGCGCAGCATATTGCCAACATTTGTGCTGATGAGAACGTCCTGGGGATTACGTTAATGCAAACGCAGAAGACTGTTAAGCCTGGGGAGCCGATTGAGAATATGAGGTCGATAAAAGGAGCGAGCTTGATCGAACAAGGCATCAGTGTAGGTATAGGTATTCATAGACCCGGGCAGTCCTTGAAGTACAAAGACTACGACAATTATATGGTAGCTAACATACTGAAAAATCGTTTCGGTCCAATGGGGAGCATCCCGATGTATTTTGATGGAGAGAAGGCGAGAGTAAGAGATTTAACATCTACAGAAAAATTGGGTTTCCAAGACTTGCTGGATATGATAGAATCAGACAAGTTAGATGAAAAGGAACAAAAAAAGAATGAATGGAAAAAGAACAACAGTTGGGATTAATGAAGCTTTATTTAAAGAAGTAAATTCGATCCTAAACCCTAAGAACTTAATTGTGAAAAGTCCGTCGTTTATTATAAAAAATAAATTGGAAATCCATTGTCTACGAAACGAGTTACATCCGAAAATATATGCATCCGTTCACACTATACGATATAGCAATCCTCACTGTGCATTTTGTAGAAAATTAGACTTATATGAGAATTTAATTAAAGAATGTGGTAAAAGAAATGTTAAAATTGACGTTACAAATTATGATAGTAAAGGTAGGATTTTGGCAGAGTGTATGCAAGATCTAACCCACCCGAAATGGTGGTGTAAACCTGGGGACTTGAAAACAGGGGGAGGATGTCCCCATTGCTCTAGAAAAACCATGGGTCCTAAAAGAATTACTTTGGATGAAATTAAAACAGTATGTGCAGAAAAAAACATATATATAGTAGAAGAAACATTCACTAATACCCAAAAAAGGGCACAGTTTGGGTGTCTTATTAATAAAGAACACCCATTATGGTGGACTGCACCTAATGAAGTTAAAAGTAAAGGAACTGGGTGTTGGGAGTGTTCAACAGATAGAAGACGTGAAAATATGACAACTCCGCTAGATGACATAAAAAATGTCCTGTTAGATAAAGGAATAGAAATAGTTGGAGGTGAACACAAAAATTTGACTTCTATATTAGAATATAAATGTTTAAAAAACAAAAACCATCCTAATTGGTCTGCTTTGGTATTTAATCTGTACCGAGAAAAAGGAACTAACTGTCCTACTTGTTCAAAAAAAGCATCTATTGGAGAAATAGAAATCTGCAAGTTTCTAGATGAACATAACATCGAATACAAAAGAAGGCAGCGCAGACTAATTGCACCAAAAGAAATAGACATATATTTACAAAAATATAACATAGGGATTGAATACCACGGACTTTACTGGCATAATGAAAATAAGCGGAATAAGCACTACCATTTTCAAAAAAGAGTAGAGGTAGAAAAACACAACATTAGACTGTTACAATTTTGGGAATCGGAGTGGTTGCAGAAAAAAGAAATAGTGCAATCAATAATCCTAAGCAAACTCGGTATATACCAGACTAGAGTTTATGCTAGGAATTGTGAAATTAGATCAGTATTAAGTAATGAAGCTGAAGTTTTTTTAAATAGAACTCATTTAATGGGGAAATATAAAACGGCAAAGCATATCGGTCTTTTTTTTAATGGTAGACTGGTTTGTATGGCATCTTATAAAAAATATAAAGAGGGTATAGACATTTCTAGGTTTAGTTGCGAACTAAATACTCAAGTATATGGAGGGTTATCAAAACTCTTAAAATATATAGAAATCAACAATAATCCTCAGTTCATCCAATACTATATTGATTTACGCTATGGTAATGGTGATGCTATTAGTCAAATAGGATACACCTTAGAAAATATTACGCTAGGATGGTGGTGGACGAATAACATCAATGTCTTTAATAGACTACATTGCCGAGCAAACATGGATGATAGACATTTAACTGAGAGAGAACACGCCAAAGAACTAAAGTTGTATAAACTATACGACGCGGGTCAAGCAAAATATATTAAACGACTAAATAGGGTACTGTTGCCCCTAAACGAGGTACTAAATGTCATCTAATACCCCATTCCCTTGCTATGGATGTGGTGCTTGCTGCTACCTAATCCACCACGTTCCCGGCTATGAGGACTATAAACATCCTGATAAACCACACTGTAAACATCTGAATCCAGACAAATCCTGTGCTATCTACGAAACTCGTCCGGATATATGTAGCGTCGAGAAGTAATACGTGTTAAAATACTCAAGCGTACCTTGGGACAAACATTGTGAGCATACGCTATTAATATGCAAGTACCTAGAGAAGGTCGTAAAGGAAAAATATGACAGTGAAACTTAGTCACTCAGCTCTCGAACTTTACCGGACTTGCCCTGCTGCTTACAAGTTCAAGTACGTCGAGAAATACTCCGAAACCACTGTTTCTAGTGCCCTATTCTTCGGCTCTGCCCTAGGTTCCACCTTCCAGATGCTTATCCTTGACCGCAAAACTAACTTAACAGACGACGAAAAGAAAATCCTAGGCAGCAATCCCTACGACTTTTTCGACGATAAGCTGCGAACCATCGACTTTAATGGTAGGTCAATCGACCTATCTAATAGTACAGAAGTCTCTTATTTTAAGAACGACTTCGATCCTAAAATACTGACTCCCGAGGATTACTCGGTTATTGCCGACTATAAAGCATCCTGTGGCTTTGAGGACTATGTAGACTTCGACTACCTAAGAGCAGAGTTCAACCAATACAACCTCACTGAGTCCGAGACTGCGCTATATAATCTCTACAACTGGTTATCCTTGCGACGTAAAGGACACATCCTAATTAAACATTTTTTATTGGATATTAATCCTAAAATCAAGACTGTCTACGAAATCGAGGGTGCTATCTCTATCAAAAACTCGGCAGGAGATGAAATCCGGGGATTCCTGGACTTAATCTGCGACTATGAGGTAGAACCTGGCAATATCCAACGAGTTATAGCCGACTTTAAGACCGCCTCAGCCAAGTATACCCCTGAGAAGCTATTAAAGTCCCAACAGCTCAATTTATACGACTATGACAGGGAAGTGGGTGCCATCGGCTATATCATCGCTTTAAAGGGCATTAAAACGCCTCAGAGAGGGGCTAAGAAAGGTGAGGTAGTGGCAGAGTTCCAGGAAATGTTTATGCCGGTAGTCCCGGAAACTCAGGAGTCGATTATAGCCGAAATTGACGCTATACTCCACGAAATTAAATCCGAGAACTTCCCCAAGGACGAAACACAGTGTTTACGGATGTTTGGAAAGAAATGTCCTTTCTACGACGCTTGTTCAGGTACATTTACGAAACGCTCGCATCACGCCTCGCTTTTTCCGACAACCTGATCGCGATTTGTTCAATCACTTGCCGTCCTTTCTTTGCTATATTGATGCTGGCATTTAAGTCAGCATCAAAGGTTTTCTGGCAAGAAAGGCAGTTAAACTGTTTTCCATCACGAATTCCTTCGGAACCGCAATGACCACACAACTGCGATGTTTGGTATGGATTTACTTCTACGAAGAATACTGAATTTTCCTTACATAAGATTTCACAACGATTGGCAAAATAGTTTCTTGCCCAACCCTGTAACTTCCCGCTTCTTAGGTTATTCAATACTTTTCTCGATTCAACCGCTAAAGACAACTTCGATTCTGAGCAACGTGCAACAGTTTTCTTGGCTTCTTTATCTAATATTTGTTTAACGGTAGTTTTATTTATTTTACTTTTATGCCCTTGTTTTTGACGTGCTGATTGCTTTAATTTTTGTGACTTAATTACTTGTGATAGTTCTTCTCCTAAGTAACCATCGCTTCTAGCTATTCCATTTCTAATTCCTACGTCAACCCCGATACAGTTTTTATTCTTTTCTGCTCGTTTAACTTCTTTTTGAACGGTTATTATGATGTAAAGATTACCAGATTTATCTAGTTTTAACTCCCCAAAGGTAGTTCGAGTCCATCCATTTTTCAATGCTTTATTTAAAACTTTAGTAGATTTTACCATTAAGTTTAACTTGTTATTTTTTACCCAATGGTTAGGGACTTTTACCACATAGTCAAATGTTGTTTCTTTATTTTCTTCTACTTTAACAGGAACCCCTTCGTTCGTTTTTAACGGTAAATTAACTTTATTTCCTGTAGCTTTTGCTGATTCTCTAATTGCCTTAGATTTACCTTTAGCACAATGCTGCGCTTGATTGGCTAATTCTCCTAATCCGGAAGTTGACTCTGATTTATTATAATAATACATATTCCCTAAAAACTGAACAACATATAAGTTATAACGATTTATCAAATACTTAGCTGTATCTGTTTTAGCTTTATTTGCTATAATTTGTAATTTATAGCTACGGGTTACTGTAATTTTTGATTTATCTTTCTTTTCCATACTATTAATATACCATATCTTTATTATCATAGTCAATCAAATTCTTAAATTCTATTCGACTTCCTTGTCTCACGCACTAACGCCGAAGCGACTCATAAACGAGACCACTTCTGGATTAATCTTTGATTTTAGGTGTTTTTAGATCTAAAATTATACGATTAACTGTTGACTTAAAATAAAAAATCGTTTATAATAAAGAAAATCGGAGGTTATATGGACAACAACGAATTGCGACGAATTTTAACTGACGGGCTGGATTCAGTAATAGAAGTTCTGGAATATAATACCGAAAAGAACAAACTGGTAAACGAACTGACTGAAATCATTAAGTCAGAGGAATTTAATATATCCAAAGAAAAGCTGACGGAACTACAGAAAGAACTGACTGCTAAGACTAACTTCTGCTTTGTCCTAATTAATGAATTGAAGAAAGCTAACATGGAACATAACGACCGAGCTACTTCTTTATATGAAATTACCGAGTATGCTAAACATCTTGAAAAAGAACTTAGGACGTTTGACTTACTTGCTAACAAAATTACTTCCGACTTTGAAAAGTTGTGTGAAAATACCGACTTCGTTGAAAGCAAAAAGGTCATGGAAATTATTAATCAGGAAGTACCAGAAGAAGTCCTTCTTCCAGTAAAGACTGAGACTTCCTTTGAGTAAGCGGTTGATATACTTTGCTTTAGGATTCTTTGTAGCCGTAAAGTTCTTAGAGATGGATATAATCCTGAAACATGATATAGCTGCACTTTGTAGCGTCGGCTATTTCAGAGGATGCGTAGAATCTCGGGTTGAGGACATGGGGAAGTCCTATGGGGTCAACTACGGAGTTTGCGGCAAAAGAGCGTTAGGGGTTTATATTCAAATGATGATAGGAGGAAATGCCCTATTTGCACCAATTGACGTTTAAATGCACAAAGGGGGTTATTATGGGTTTCTACATGATAAGTGCGCTAATCAGTGTCAACTCGTTTTTTTACGGAATAGATAGAAAAATCGCTCACGGAATTGTATACACCGAGTCCCGCTATAAACCAAATGCTAGAGGTTCCATTGGAGAGAGAGGTCTATTCCAAGTACGGAAAGAATACCTGGCATATCCCCTGGACTTATATGATCCAGAAATAAACATTCATTATGGACTTTCCTATCTTTCAAAGCTGAAGTCTCGGCTTCACCCTAAGTACAAAAAGAAATATATCATCGCATACAATCGAGGAACAACTGGACTATTGCGTTTGGTTAAAAAACGTGGTAGAATAGACCTACACAAAGATCGCTACTATCAACGAGTAGTGGCGAGCAACATTAGGAGATAAACGTGTATATAGCGGCGAATATCCTGTATCACATTATTATGTCATACCTTATCTACAAGTTTAACGAATATCTTGGATTTGCTTACGCGCTATTCACAATCCAAGGAATATTAAATCAGTATGTTAAAATGATGGAAATGCAAGAGAAAATTAACGAATATTTAGGGAGGGGTGATGAGGACAAATAAACAGTCGCAACTTGCTGCCATGCGCTACCTAGCCGATAGACTCCCGGAGCATTTTATTCTGTACTCCCAAAAGTATGCCCGCTATGGTTCTAACCTAGAGTGGTTGCTGGTAGAGAAAGTCATAAAAGAAGGCAAGGAAGTATTAACTGACGTTCATAGCATCAGCTTTGAGCGCAACTTTACAGATTGGGATTAATATGAGACTACTGCTTTTATTGCTGCTAATAGGATGTTCTGCTTCTTCTCGCTATAAAGTCGGCGACTGTGCAGTCTCTAAGATAGACGATAGTTTGCGGCAAATAGTCGAAGTGCGAAGTTCGGTTTATGTATACCGCATACTGCCAGAATCTCGGCTATACGTCCAGAGAAAGCAGTCTTTTGATAGGGGAACCGTCCCTATTGACTGCGGGGAGGAATAATGTCTTTTAAAGTGGGAGATTGGGTAAAGTTCACTAGGCATGGGCACGCTTGGACAAAAATGGACTTTAAAATATTAAAGGTTTACGATTTTTATATTTCAGGATATAATAGAAAAAGGTATGCTTTAGAGTACGGAATTAGACTAGTTGAAGCTGAGGAGTCTGAGATAGAGTTGATAGACGACCAACTGGACTTTGGGATGTTTAATCCTGATGCTAAAATCTGGGGACTAGATGAATTGGTTTATAAGTCTCCTAGTGACTGCGAACATGAAGTTATTCCTAATGTTGCAGACGGTAAGTGGTTTAAGGTATGTCGGAAATGTAAAAAGGAAATATTTTGAGAAAGTCGAAGAAGTTGAGATGCGAGAACTGTAATAGAGTTCAGGAAGAATTAACGTCTAAATGCTGCTATAGCGGGAATATGGATAACAGATATTTATGTGATCGGTGCTTTAAATTAATACACAAGGAGAATCCAGATGCAAAGGAAAGAGGAACTACAACAACAGTACATGACCTTGATTTCACAGCTAGGAGAAGTTGAATACAACTACCAATTAGCTAAACACCCCCTACTCGCTAAAATCGACGAACTACAGCGTGAGTTCGCAGAAGTTGTAGCAGCAGAAAAAGCAGATTTGCCGGAATTGCCGAAGGAGTAAAAATGACTAGAATTGAAATAAAACATCATGTTTTGGTAGGTCTTGTCGTAGGATTACACACAAACATAGATACAATATCCATTATTCGTGCTATAAGTCTGTTATTGTTTTATTATTTTTGTGTATATCTAATAATCCGGTTTGGAAACGGGGAGTAAACCATGATTCGTTCAATTTTCATCCAACAACTTGCTGACTTCCTCGACACCTTCCCCGAAGGATGCTCCAACTACCACATCTGCGATATGCTGATTCGTAGAGCAGAGAAAATGGGAATGAGTCCGCCAACGGTTGTTAGAGAAGTGACTTTAGATACTAGAGACAGTAAAACTGGAGAAGTTGACGGAACATTCACGTATAACCAGTCAATTGCTGAATGGGAAGAAGACTGTGGTGAATTTGGTGACGATTGGACATGGGAGGATATAGAATGAAAAAAATTGACGCAATAAACATAATTAAAAAAGAGTTACTTAAGTATCACGACGAATATAATGCAGTTATTAATGCTAATGAGAAAGATCTTTCCCTCATCGCTAAGGATATTTTGGATAGCCTAGAAGAGTCTGGAATTACTTATGTAGATCTATCAGAGCCTTATGAACCAGTAATTGGATTTTGGTTGGAGTCCGAAAATGACACCTGAAGAAGCACTAAACATCAGAGAACTCAAAAAGACCTGCACTTACAGAGCATTAGCCGAAATAATGTATCCTGAAAGCGATAGACTGCACGGAAACCAAATGGCTGGGTCTGAGTTATGCAAAGAAGCATTAAAAGTACTATATCCAGACTACGAAGTTTGGACAATGTATATGCCGGAAATGCGATTTGGTAAGCAGTTTGTAATTGACTATTGTTCAAAATTCGGTTATAATAGTAAGAGACTGGAGCAATGGATTAAGGACGGAGCAGATTGCGAGAAGTTTAGGGATTATGATATGTATTACTGGTGGGAGTAGAAAATGAACGATTGTGAAGAAATACAGCTAGTCAATGTGATTAGTGAATCTATAGATGACAAACACATTTTACTTTTAAAATATAAACAAAATGCTATAAACTTCAGAATTATGAACAAAACCCTGTCTACTATTATAGTAGAAAACTTACTAAATTCTGGATTATTGCCACTAGATATTTGGCGCAGAAAACACCAAGACCTAATAAAAATGACTACAGACAAAAAACGACTATATAGAATGGTTTTAAACACTATAGATGAACATTATTCCATTATTTTAGAGTGGGAGCGCAACAATTTTCCATACAAAAAGATGTCAAATAAATTGGCTGGTGTTATATATAGAGATCTAAGAGAAGCTAGAATGTTACCCTATGAATATCTATTCCCAAGGTCAATCGAATACCCAGATTTTGGGGTTGACAATTACTACAAACTGTCTAGAATTAAGAAATCGAGTCTTCAGCTAATTGATGGAGGATTAAAATGAACACTATTAAAGAATTAGTCAACAAAATACGAAAACACGACACCTGTTGTCTTATAATGAATCTGGACATCCTAGGAGATATATGGTCGGTTGAAATTAGAGGCAACAACTATAATTGCGAAAAACTAGTTTTCGTTGAAAAAGACGGTCTGTCTTTGGAGGAAAGTTTACAACTTGCTTTGGATAAACTGGAGAAAAGATAATGAAGTCTTATTTAATACTTCTACTTTTGATTGGTTGTTGCTATGAAAAACACGAAAATCCTGTCCCCGATTGTTGGTTTACTATAGTATCTATAAATGATGCCATATCCTTACAAGAAAGCTACATAGGTAATTGGGAAAGAGTGCTTAAACATAGACAAGACACTATGGAAGAGAAAATAGTAAAGACAATAACTTCCAGAATTGAGAGAGCTAATAAGGAATTAATAGAATTAAAAACAAAAAAGAAAGAGCTCAACAATGAGTGTTATAAAGAGAGCGAGAAATTGGAGTAGGGTATGAATAAAAGATTTTGTATAACATGGAGAGAAATAGTCAAATTTGATTCATCAATCTGGATTGAGGCTGAATCAGAAGAAGAGGCATTACAAAAATGGCGGAATGGGGAGTATGAGGGAGACTATGAAAGAGAGGAAGTAAGTAACTCATTTGAAAGGAACTCTGAAGCGGTTGTAGATGTGGAAAAGAAATAATATATGAATAAAAGACAAACACGGAGTCCGAAAATGAAACCTAATCTCGAATCCGAACTAAAACACATCCTCGAAGAAGACGAAATTTGGTTCGAGTTGTATAAGTCAGGTAAAATCAGTTTCGACGAGTTAGTGGAGACTTTAGTGCCGAGCGTGGCATTTAAGTTGGAGAGATATAACAAAAAGGAGATAAAATAATGAGAAAAACGATAATAAAGGATGATTCAGTTGAATTTGAGGCAGAGGATCAATGGAATAATTCTAGCTTGTATGTCGCTTTAGAGGAGAATGGCGAACTACATATCGGACTTGAATGTGAACTAGATTGTGTTTCTCTAACATTAACCAAAGAAGAGGTAGAGACTTTAAAAGATTTCTTGAAAAAAACATCGATATAGTAAGTTGACTACGGATTAATTTTGTGGTAAAATGAATACAACAAAGGGGTTTTTATGATTAAGTATTTATTAGTATTATTAATGTTTGTATCCTGTTCAAATGAACCAAAATACCAAGAAGGAGACTGTGTTGTTTTGAGTTCTAATACGGCTGTTAAAATCTTAAAAGTAACAGAGTCTAGATACCATTATTGTGAATTTCCGTATTGTTATCCTAAAGAATTTGATTACCAAATTGTAATGGATTTTAATTCTGAGAAAATTTCTTGCGATGGTTTAAAATGACCAACCAACTCAAAAATCCTAAATTCATCCTAGACACAATCGCCACCTACATCCGAGAAGGCGACATATCTGCAAGCACTGACTTAATCTCGGCATATATTACCGATCGTGAGGACTTTGCTGCGGCTATAGGCACTACCGTCGAAAGTTTACATAAAATGCTTGCTCATGACGGTGAGAGTTTGAACGTGTTTTTTAAGGCAATAGATAAAATTTATAATGATTCAGAGGGGTTAAAATGAGTGCAATAAAACATCCGCCATTTTCTATAAAAATAAAAGTATGTGAATCGCCTGGTGTAATAAAAGAGATTATTGTTCCAAGAGAAAGATTATATATATCATACCCTCGCCTTAGAGGTGATATTTTCTATTTTGTAGATGAACGATCTGGATGTATTTCCGAATACAAAGAAAAAAACGGTGAGGTTTGTCGAATTTTTCTAGCTCAAAATGATGAGGATTTTAAAAAGTATAAAAATGGAATTACGTTTAACATAGAGGAGTTAAAATGAAAATAGCTGCAATTTTTTTATTGATTTTATTAGCATTAGGTTTTATTATAATAATTCTACAAATAATAGTATCGCTCTATCGAACATTAAAGGAGATAAAATGAACACCAACCAATTAGCCGAACTTATCAAAAGTTACTACCTATGCAGCGAAGCAGACGCTCTACGGGTAGCAAATGAACTGGTAGATCGTCCAAAGTTAGCTGACGTAGATTTGACCCACGATAGAGACGTTACGACTGCTATGGAATTTATAGTTGACTATGTAGAGTCGAACGGTGGGCTAGAAGTCGAAATGCAGAAAGAATTTATATACGAAGGAAAAACACACACGTTACACCGTACTAATTACTTCTGTCAATCTTGCGGCAAAAAAGACGTTTGGACAACCCGACTTGATGGCACTCACGGATATTGCCTTAGTTGTATGTCTTTAGCCGCTGGAATTGGAGTAGTAGACACAATACCGGTCGATACCAAGTTATATAAAGCATTGGAGAAAGTAAAATGAAACGAAAAAAAATGCTAAAAGAAATTAACGCGATCATCCATTCTAACGAAGACTTGCTGATACGATGGGCAAATGGGGATATGACCTACGATAAAATGGCATCGAAGCTGTCAGGATCATTCCTCAAGCACGTTGAGGATTTAGGTATGCTACCTCCAGAAACGTATTATCCAGGACTTCCTGAGATAGAGGGAAATAAATGTGTTTTAATGTGGGATGAGGAGTTAGAATGAAATCCAAAATTCGACCTTTAGGGCACACTCTCTTGGAGCTTGAAATACTCCTCGACGAAATGGTCGTGACTCATGAATTACAGTGGGGAGACGTTTTAGCTTTAGTACATTTACACTTACAGGTACATCTACCCCAAGGACAAGAAGAATTTGAGGAGGGAGGACATCCCAAGTTTGAGTATAAATAAATTGTCTGGGCGACATTTTTGTGTTATAATGTAATCTAACCCTGCATCAAGTAAGGAGCAAAAGATGAACTTATTATTAATTACAAAAAATGCGAAAACCGTTCGAGTTAATGACCTTCCTAAAGATGAAACTTTAATTGTCCGAGAAAAAGACGTAGAACTTTTAAGAGGTCGTTCTTTTGAGGAAGTTACTATTGCTGGTTCTCTTAAAGACGAAGATTATATACTAACGTCTATAATCTACCCATCTATAACCAGAACTAAAGGTCATGTTTATTTTTTATAACAACTAATGTCTAGCATATTGTCTGGGCGAACTTTTCGTGCTATAATAAAATATAAACTCGCATCAAGTAAGGTATATGGGACTTCTAAATCAAAAACAGTACGAGACAACAGTTGAAACCATCATCCAGGACATCGGTTTTGAAGCCGAAACTCCAGACGAACTCCTGCAATTTCGCAACCTTATTTACAAAATCCTGCTAACGTATGAGAAGCTCAACACTATACGTCATACCGGATTTGGAGAACAGTAATGTCAAAACTAAAAAAAGAACTCCAAGCGAAGAAAGACCGTTTTATCTCGACTATGTCTGAAGTCGCCCACTTAGTCAGCAAACCCGAGTATGCTATTAGCCGTGACGAATACATCCGTATCTCCGTTGACACTGATATAGCCGACCGTCTAAACAAAGAAGATTTACATGCCCTAGGCGGCTTTACCAAACTCAAAAAAGACTGCTTCCCTAACACTGAAATAGTCCAACCTAAAGTCCTAATCTTCGACATTGAGACTTCCCCTATCCTCGGCTATGTATGGCAACTGTTTGACCAAAACGTAGCCCTAGAACAGATCAAAGAAGACTGGCACGTTCTGAGTTGGTCGGCTAAATGGCTAAACAATCCTGAAATCATGTACGACGATCAACGTAACGAAAAGGACATAAGCAACGACAAACGACTGTTAAAAGGCATCTGGAAGCTCTTAGACGAGGCAGATGTGGTGGTAACTCAAAACGGCAAGAAGTTCGACGTTAAGAAGTTGAACGCTCGCTTTATCTTAAATGGATTTAAACCTCCTCGCAGCTATAAGCATATCGACACGTTGCAAATCGCTAAATCCAAGTTCGGCTTCACTTCAAACAAACTGGCATACTTATCATCAAAGCTAAACGTCGAGTTTAAGAAACAAGATCATGCTGAGTTTTCTGGATTTAAGTTGTGGGCAGAATGTCTTAAAGGTAATAAAGCTGCGTTCGAGTCTATGGAAAAGTACAACAAATATGACGTACTCTCATTAGAAGAACTATTTAAAATCCTGAGTCCTTGGGACAACGGCATTGACTTCAACATATATCATGAAGCTGACGTAAACGTCTGTAAGTGCGGCAATAGTGTCTTTAAGAAATCAGGATTTCATTATACTCAAAAGGGTAAGTTCCAAAAGTTTCAATGCACTAAATGTGGCTGCGAACTTCGGGGCACCAAAGACTTACATAGCGATGCAAAGAAGAAATCATTAATGGTAAAACTCTAGGAGTTAGTCATGGCAAAGAAAAGCGGCAAGGATGACATTGACAACTTCCACATCTATAACATTCATTTTGCTACCAGGACTCTCTATATTGGCAGCATCCAAGCTGATGAAAACGGAGAAGCGGGCATTGATAACTTTACTGCCGCCCAAGTCATTAAAAACTTATATATCCTAGACAACACAAAAGAAGCAGACCAGCCTATAAACATTATATTAAATACTCCTGGAGGAGATTTTTATCATGGAATAGGCATTTACGACGCTATACGTCAATGCAAGAACGAAGTCAACATCGTCGGCTATGGATATGTTATGTCCATGGGGTCAGTCATTATGCAAGCGGCTGACAATCGTGCTATCTCGGAAAATGCTTGTATGATGCTTCACTATGGCACTAACGGCTTTGGTGGGCACTCTAAAGACTTTGAATCCTGGGCTAATGAAAATAGTCGCATCAACGTCGATATGGAAAGCATCTACTTAGAACGAATTAAACAAAAGCATCCGTCGTTTACCCGCAAGAAACTCCAGAAGCTCATAACCTTTGACCGCTTTCTGACGGCTAAGGCAGCACTAGAGTTAGGATTAGTGGACAAGATCATAACGTCCAAGGAGGATATGTGGAAATAGTCGGCTATCTCTCCTCATTCTTTCTAGCAGTCTGCGGGGCACCAACTGCATATTTATCCATTAAAAATGGTAACTCTCATCACATAGATGTCGGATTGTTCACCATTTGGTACGCAGGCGATGTTTTAGGACTAATATACGTTTCCTGGCTGCTCAATTTACCCCTAATAATGAACTACGGGTTTAACTTCATAATACTAACTATAATCGGCTACTATAAATTATATCCAAGGAGTAATGATGTCTGACCAAGTTTCTCCAACTGGTTCTGTTCGCAAAAATGCTGGCAAACCAGAATCCTCCAACCTCGACCCCCGTTTCATTGAAATGATGGCGAAGCTGCTAACTGATGTTGAAAAGGCTGGAAAATACAGTAAGTTCAACTGGGCTAAGGGTAACTACTTTAGTGTTCCTCTGGATTCATTGGAGCGACATCTGTCCGAAATCAAGAAGGGGAATCATATTGACAACGAAAGTTTGCTCCCCCATGCTGTGCATATAGCCATTAATGCTATGTTCTTCGATTACTATAGACGAAACTTTCCTGAAATGGACGATCTACATTTTAAGGATAAGAAGTAATGGAGGTAGTATGTCTAAAACAATTAAGAAAGAACCTAAGGGAGAAGACTCCAAACTTACTAAGTTAAAAAACAAACTTAACGATCGTAAGCAGCAGATAACGCGCCTAAAACGCACCCTGCGGGTTTTGGAGCACAAACTAGAAAAATACGAAAAAGGTATAGTAGTAGGTACTGCCGAGCAAAGACCTCCCAAAAAAGAAAAGACTAAAATAGATAAACAACAACAGGACGCTCAAGCTAAAGAAGAACTAAAACGAAAACTTCGTGAGCAGTTTAAAAGCGGTAAAGTCGAAAATGACTAAAAAAGTAATCATCGGACTCGATTTAAGCACAACATCTTCAGGATATTCTATTCTTGACCTACAAGGCAACATCGTCGAAGCTGGTAACATAGTCCCGATCAAATACAGCGGTCATACCAAGGATAAATATCCTAAGAGTACGTTATTAAAGGCGAGATCTATAGCCGACCAAATCTCCCCTATAGTCCTGGACGCTTTCTCCCGCTATGAAGTAGTCCAACTAGTAGTCGAGGAAATATCCTTACACCGCAGTATAGTGACGGCTAAAGCGTTGACGTTTGTTCATGCCTTCATCTTTATGGACTGTATAGAACATCTGGACGTTTTAACTATGCTAGGTCCTGGTGAATGGAGGGGCAAAAACGGCATTAACGTCCAAGTCAAAAGTCGTACTAAAGTCAAAGATCATAAACAACCCATAATCGACTTCATTAACGACCGCTACGGCATTTCCCTCGGCTATGATGAAAACGACACCGCCGAAGCTATCGCCATCGCACTTGCCTACCTCTACATACAAAAATTGTTGACAAAGTAAAATCCTCATGTTATCCTAGAGGGAACAGAAACCTTTTCTAGGAGACATCATGCGAAATCTTATTCTTTTTCTACTATTAGTGCCGTCGCTTGCCTTAGCGCAACGGACTATCCTTCTGACCGACAGAAATACCGTGCTGTTAGATGCCGAGTTTAGTTCTGAAACCACCAGCGAAGTAGTGGAAAAGTTCCAGAAACTTACCGCTTTAGGGGATAAGTACCTAGTCCTAATCAGTCCGGGTGGAGAAATTAGTGCCGGACTTTCTATGATCGACAGCTTAAACGGAATCTCTGACAAAATCAATACTATCACCATCTTCTCTGCCTCTATGGGATTTGTAACTGTCCAAGGTATGAAAAAACGCTATATCACTCCCCACGGCGTTTTAATGTCACATCGTGCCAACGGAGGTATTAGAGGTCAATTTCCTAACGGCGAACTAGAAAGTCGCCTTAACTTCTGGCTTAAACGCATCAATAGTTTGGATAATCTAACAGTAGCCCGCACCGAAGGCAAACTAACATTCAAACAGTATTCTGATATGTACTCCAACGAAATGTGGTGTGAAGGTCAGAATTGCGTTGATTTGGGATTTGCCGACGAGGTAGTGCTAGTAAAATGCGGTAAGTCATTATTGGGAACTACCGTAAAAGATGTTAGCATCAACTTTTTAGGAAAAAATATTGACTTGAGTGTATCCAGAAGCAATTGTCCTGTAATCGAGGGCTATAAGATAGTAAACTCTAAAGTTGATGGTGTTGCTTATAATGCCAATGTAGACCCTAGAGTTGACCACTTCATTACCGAATACGTTAAAACCTTAAACGATACTCGTAACGTAAGGAAGTAATCATGCAGACTATCAAACAAATATTGTTGACTATAGGTGCGCTAGTGTCGGCTATAGTCACCTTCCTATTCGTCACCAGACGCAATAAGAAGGCAAATGAGGTCATCCAGAACGACAATGCTGCTGCTACCCAGGCTTCGACTCTACAAGACGAAATTAGTGCCTTAAAAGACGAAATAGAGGTCATTAAACCCCAAGATTTGTCTCCAGAAGAAATTACTGAATACTGGAAAAAGAGGCTACATTGAAACCTTTAGTTATCCTGCTGTTTTTATTGATACCGCAGATGTCTTTAGCCGTGACTTTCTTAGATAAGGGAAGTCCGGCTCCTTATAAAGGATATTTATTTAGTGAGGACGAAGAACTACAGCTTCGGGCTAACGATGAGAAACTGCTGAAACTGGAGCAACTTCAGATTAAGTATGACGCATTGAATGAAATCCAAACTGAGAGAATTGACAACTTACGGAAAGGACTTGAATCTGAGATTAAAAAGAACGAATACAATCAATATTGGGTCTATGCTGGATTTTTCTTAGGGGGACTAACCATGTATTATGCCGTTAAAGCGGCAGGGAGTCTAAAATGACTAAGAGACGAAGAGATGCTTTAGGTGCTAACCGACACATCCAATCACGCCAAGAATATGTCGACTACGACTATGTAAAGAAACTATCCAAAGAAGAGAGGGACTATTTAGCTAAGTTTACAGACGAGTTCTACGGTGCTACCTGGGACATTAACCCTGTCTATATGGTGCTAAAGAATATCCCGAATGAAGAAGGTCTTAGGGACTTAGTTAGCAACAACATCAGATATAACACCGACTACGGGACTATGGTTCAAGTCTACGGCAATACTATTCCCGGACAAATTAACTTAGACTTCAGAAAAATACGTCATTTGGAAGTATTCTTTGAAGCCAAAAAAGACACGCTAAGTACGTCTATTACCAACAAATACTCCAAGAAGAACGTACATAATCCGTTGAATGATGAGCATCGGTTGAGTTGTGTGGAGAATGTTCGAGCTAATAGAAATGACTTAATGTCTAAAAGAAAGCAAGATTTGATGTATGTAAACGAAAAGAGTTTAGAAGAACACATGGATAAGTTGCAATCTTATAACTCGCCAGAAGATCAGATGATTATGGAAGTTGATATTGTCCTACAACAACTTTTGAATGATGACGAAGAGTCGTAAAGAATTCATTTTAAATAATACTTAAAAGTGTACCCATTTAACTTTGTCCGTGCTTTGCCTGTAGTTAAATAATATGATATATCCTTATATGATATTTGTAGAGTTCTCCCTGCCTCCCTTGCAGTTTCGAATACTACTCCTGTTTCGTTGCATATTATGGATTTTGCCATTGGGTGATCCCCATTTTTATGCGTACCAACATCGAGACACATAATTCTTTTGTCATCTAAGAATTGAAAATGCAGTCCGGCAACCGAACCCTTGCCCTTTCTACAAGCACTAGATAAATTAGTAGGATCTATATTATATTTTAAGCTAGCTGCTCTACCTGTTTCAAAAATCTCTCCAGTTTCTATACAAATGACCGGTTTAGAAGCGTGATGCTCATCGCCTCTTAGATTGTTTATACTACCTGAGGTTCCGTCACCCCCATCAGTTTGATTAACTAAAGGTCCCTTTCCTAGGTCTCTTCTGCCATATTCTTTAATTAGATATTTTTCTAACTCAAATGCAGTAGATTCATCTAAATTATTAGCAATAATAATCACTTGGTAACCATACTTATTAACTATATTTTTCCAAAAATCAGTTCTACTATTATCTCTCCACGCTCTGTTGCCCCTACCCTTTCCTATATAGAATATTTGATCTTCAGAATGGTAGTGGGCATAAACATAAAAGTTCATTTTGCATATTTCCAAAAAAGTATGATTGTTAAGATTATCTAAGTTTTAAAACACCAAATATTAAGGCAACTATTGCACCCAAAGCGGTTATTATTCTCATGAAAAGATTTAAGGATTTTCTAGGAAGTTCTAACTCGTTGACTCTTTCTTTAAGTAAATGACTAGATGTTGATACTTCTTTAAACTTTAAACTATTAATTGCTTCATGTTTATCAACGGTTAGTTCTAAGACTGAAACCTTCCTCGATAAATAGTCCAAATCTAACCTCATTAAATTGGTATTATTCTTTATTTCATTAATGTCCTCTTGACTTTTGTCCAGCTTATCTTCCATACGGTCAATGCGAGCTATAATTACGTCAAATTTGTCGTCATTTCCCATGATAGTATCCTAGTCTTGAGTTATGTCTTCATTATTACTTGATGAGTCAACTCCCAATGCCTCTAATAATGCTTCTTTCATAGCAGGATTCTGCATAGCGGCAAACATCAATGCAGATCTTTCGTTATCAGATTTATTTTCCATATTACCAAAGAATGACTTTAATTTAGGGTTGGTTGTGCTTTCTTTAAGACGACCGTAAGCTGCACTAGGTAGCTTAGTGACGTATTTTAGTGCTCCGGCTACTTGTCCTACTCCAGAAGCTGTTATCATTCCACCTTTTAACAGGACTCCTGCTTTTGTGGCGGATTCCGACGTTCCTTGTGCTTTAGCTGAAATGTCTGATATTCTTGCAGCTTTTTGTATTTCTTTTATCAAACTGGGGGTAGATACTGGGTCAATCCTTTCTAACGCCTTCATACCCCTTTCAACTTCTTGTTGTGTTCCTAGGGTCTTTTTAGTAGTAAGACCACTCAGTCTTAACAATTGCTTCTTTAAATCTTCTTGGGCTGGTAATGCTTTAGACTCCAAGGAATCTCCTATCCCTTCACCTAAAGTTTGTTGCACAGTACGAATGTCTTTCCACTGATTAAATCCTTGTTCTACCAATTCTCTCTTCCCTGTCCCAAGTTTGGAAAGAACGTCATTTTCTAAAGCATCAGACATTTGACGAATAACCGGGGCAAATTCTTTTGTAAAGTCGTTCTTTTGTGCCATATTAGCATAGGAATTAATCTTTTCTTGGAAGTCAAAGAAATCCTGAGGTTCTGTCTGATAGCTGGGTTTAGCCGGTTTTGGTGCAACCCCGGGAGGTAATATAAGAGACTTTACTTCTTTTGATACAGTTGACTTATTTACGTTAGACCCTTCCATCAGATTATTGAAAGATCCCTTAACGCTCTTTAGCAGTTTCATAGCATCTTCGTTCAATTTGGATTTCTCAATAAGATCATCTAAAACTTTATTCTGTTGAACAACGCTATCTGTAAAGTCGAGCTTATCCCCTTTTAGACCGTCACTTATAATCTTATTGGATTCTTTTTTAAAGGAGTTTACTTTATTAGAAATACCTTTCGCTATTTGCATCATTTGTTGGTCGCTAGCATCTCCTGCTTTCTTTCCTAAAGTGGCAATCCCATCTCTGGCGTTTTTATATATAGTACCAAGTTGCTTTAAGTTTTCCCCTGCTACATCTGCTAGTTTTTCTCCGACTTTACCTATTCCTTTAGCGGCAAGTATAGCACCTTCTTTCGCATACTTTCCGGCTACTGGTATAGCACCACCAAGACCTGCACCAATGGCAGTATCAATAGCTGCTTGTCCTACCTCTCCTTTAGTCAAATCGGCTTCACTAGTTCCAAGTCCTTGAACTGCTCCATAGCCGGCACCTAAGGCTGCTGCTCCACCTAAAGAAGCAGGAACTCCAACTAATGAAGCAGGTAGTGCTGCTCCGGCGACTTCGCTAAGACCGTAAGTCCAAGGATTAGCTTCTTTGGCTGCTTTATCTGCTTCTCTGGATGTGTCTCTTAGTTGACGATAGTTTTCTAAAACGCTGGGTTGTTGTATATCTCCGGTAAATCCTTGTTCTCTAAGTTGTTTATCGACATTTTCTGGGCTGCCCGGGAGATACTGGGCAAGTCTTTGCCTGATCGTTTCAGGAATAGCTAGTGCACTTGCTCCTAATTCGTCACCCATTCCAACTGATGTACCTTGGACTGCTCCACGAAGTCCTGATTCTAACTGCGTTGGTTCTGTTGGAGATTGAACGATAGGTTCTTCACCTAAATAAGCATCAGGATTAAATTCCTCTTCTGCTAAATATTTGTCAGGATCGAAATTGTCTTCCATGATTACATTCCTAGTTTTTGTTTAATAGCGGCAGATCTAGGGTCTTCAGGATTTTTATTAGCCCAATCCAATGCTTGTTGGTCTTTAGGTGACAACATAGAGGAAGGAGATTCTTGTTGAACGAAGTCCCCGGTTTTATCAAACTGATTTTTTGCTGCCTTAGTTTTAGCAAGTAATGACTTAGCTGCTTCTAGTTTTTTACTAAGTAATTCTTTATTTGTTGGATCATCTAATGTAATAGACGGTTGTGTTGCTTCAAATGCTCGTCTTTCTGCGTCACTATCAACCGCTTTTGACATACCTTGAAACATCTTAACCATTTCATCTAGTCCAATTTTCTTAAACTTAGAATCAAGTCCCTCTAGTTCTTGATTAGTATATTTTCTAATTCCGCCTAAAGTAGCCAAAGGACCAGTTCCAGGACCAACTCCCTTACTAAATTTATCGAATGATTTGTTTGCTTCTTCTAGTTGCTTAATCTGCGCTTGTAATGCGGTTTCTGCTTTATCTAAATCCTTTCTCATGGAACGGTTTTCAGTCTTAATCTTCTGTTCTTCTTTTTTGTCCATTTCTGCCTCTTTTCTTTTTGGGGCAGTTTGGGCAAATGCAAACTTTGCTTGATCTAGTAAAAACTTTCTTTCGGCTAAATTATTGTCCTTGTTGTCTCCACCTCTTGCTGCTAAATTAGATAAAGCTCCAAACTTATCGTGTAACATAGCAGCAGTCACATTTTCAGGAATATCCATCTTCAAAGTCTTAGCATAAAACTCTCTATACCTCTGACTTTCTTCGCTTTCTGGACTTTCCATCCTCTTTCTAGCATCCTCAGCATCTTTTTCTTGCTGAAGTTTCCTGCTCGCTTGAAACTCGTCGATACCTTCTTTAAAGTCTCGTTCAGCACTAGCGCGCATCTTTTCTTCCATGCTAACGTCGGGTTTAATCTGAGTAAGTCCTCGTCCGGCATAGGCAGAAGCAGCACGTTTAATTCCTTCACTTACGTTGGCAAGACCTTCAGTTAGTGCCCGAGATTTCCTTGATTGAGCTAATAAATCCTGAAGTCTTTCTGCTTCACTAGGAGATTCAGCAGGAACCGGTTGACTTGGACTAGCTAATATCCCCTGGATTTCTTCTGGACTTACTGCTTGTTTTGGAGGAATTATGGGTTGAGGTGCCACTACTGGTTGTGGGATTTGTTCTACTGGTTCTTGAGGGGGTTCATTTTCGACTATAGGAGTCTGAGGAACGTCCCTCATCATGACCGGAGTTTGGTCATAATAACTTTTTAAAAGTTCTTCAATCGTTGGTGCTTTAAATTGATTATCTTGCATTGTATTACCTACTTTTTCTTTTTGGCTTCTTCTAGTAGTTTCCTATAATGTCTAATGTCGTCACTAACTTCTTTCATATCAGGCAATTCATTTATATCCTGTCCTTTCTCTATTCTAATTGCATCACTATCTTCTACTTCTTTTATTCTATTACCAGGTATAATATCCAGTGCATCAATTCTTGTTTTATCTAATTCGGGTCTTCCTTGAAGATAGTTCCTCATTTTTCTTGCTTTTCGTTCTTGTAGTGTACGCAACATATCTTCATAGTGATCTGTTTTGCTATCGACTTCTTTATTGTTCAGTTTTTCTTTAATTTTATCAAATCTCTCAGACATATTTATTTCCTATTAAGAGTCGTAGTATTTACCCGCTGCAGTAGTTAGCCCTTTAAATGCATCACCGAATGCATTATACATTGCTGTTTCGTTTGCTGCCTTATTTGCTCCACTATCACTGATTAACTTTGCAAAATTACCAGTTTGTCCTGTTGCTCCTTGTAATTTCATAACTTGGTTTAGAAAATTTTGTTGCCCCCAATTTGCTTTATTTTTTGCCTCATCATGACGAAATCCAATATTAGCATCCCTTATTCTTTGTTCGTTAGCTTGATTGGCTGCTTGTGCCATATTTCTTCCTGCAACATTTCTTTGTTGGCGACCCATTTGATTATCCATATTAAAGCGAGACATAGCGTCCATAGCTCCAGCCTTTTGGGCTTCCTGAGCAAACTCTTGTTGTCCCATGCTGCCTGCCATTGTGCCGGCTTGTTGTAATGCCTGCATTTTAGCGTTATATTGCATTGCTGCCAAAGAGTCAGCATCATCACTTGCTTGAGCTAATGCACGTTGTCCTCCAGCTTGACGCATTGCTAGTTCTACACCGGAACCGCCCATACCTCTTTGTTGAAGATTTTGGACTATATTAGCATCTTGATTAGCTAGTTGTCCAGAAATATCTTGACGAGTCTTGCGAATTTGAATTAAGTCTTCTGGGGTAAGTCCCTGGCTACGAGCTTGCATTGCGGCTAAGGCATCCATCTGTGCTTGCTTTAATCGCGGATCGCCTTGGATGTCCTCCATTTGGGATTGTATTTGACCTAAGTCTTTTTCTGATTCTGGAACTAATACTCCTGCTGAAGTCAAATTTTCCAAAGCATACATTGACGCTTCTTTATCAGGAAGACCCAAACTCATCCACATTTGTCGCTGTTCTTCGTAAAGTCGTCGTGCTTCAGCTTCTGCTGCCTTTGCTTTCTTACTGGCAGATTTTGATCCAAAATAGGAAGATAATCCCCCAACAACGGCACCAACCCCGGCACCAATGGCAGTTCCTACTCCGGGAACCACCGAACCCACTGTTGCACCTGTAGCGGCACCCTGTCCTGCTCCAGAAATTGTATCGCTTTTAGTGTCAGCCATTATATTCTCCTATTTAGGTCTTCTAAATTGTGCTGTATCTGTTTTGAATTTATCTTCTAACTTCTTTAAAGCTGGAGAGATTGCAGTATTTTTATGTAAATCTTTAAAGTATTGTGGATTATTCCATAATTTTCCAAACCAAGAAGAATCATATCCAGCACCATAATCCCTTGCCATAGCTGCGGTAGCAGCATTATAAGCATTATAAGCATCGACGTTTTCTTGAGTATAAGGTCTATCCCTAGGGGGGAAAGCCAATTTCATTAGTTTATAAATATCATCTACCCTTTTCTCTAAAATTTGTTGGGCAGTGACTAAATTATTAACTTCGGTATTATATGTATCTTCTACTTTTTTATATTCGTCCTTTCTTTCCGTAACTCCTTTCATAACGCTGTCTAAAGCTGATTGTCTAATCTTATCAATTGAAGTATCGTCAGCATAACCTAAATCTTCTGCTGAATCAATAGGAATAACAGACCCGCCTAATAATCCTAAATTCTTTAATACGTTCCTGTCTTTTTCGCTCAATATTCCACTATAACTACCTACATTGGTTGCTTGATTTTTAGCATCGGTCATTAGATTTGAAACCTGTTCTGGAGTTAATCCATAAAAGTTGGATAACAAATCTCCCGATGCCTCTCCTGAAGTTATAGCTTTATTTCCTATTCTACCGCCCCCCTTCATTTTATTTTCATAACCAGGAGTCAACGTATTTTGTAAATATTGAAGTATTTCTTCTTCACTATAACCGCCAGCAATTAGCTTTTTATAATCATCACTTCCTTTAAATGCTTCCATTGCCTTTTTGGATCTTTCTACTACATCTTCCTGTGCTGCTTTTAATCCTTCAGTCAATGCCTTTTTTATATCAATTCCTGCTTGTCCCAATTTTTGAGTTTGATTATCTACGTTTGCTGCTAATCCTTGTAACTGCTCTCTACTATCCTTTCCTACAGTTTTCTGCAATTCTTTCAACTTGGATGCTTCACCTTTCTGGGTCTGAAGTAGAAGTTGGTCAAGTTGTTGTGCCCCAGCACTATATCCTCTTCCTGCTCCCAAGTTGCGTCTTAACTCCTCAAACCTTCCTTGTTCAGTCCCTAAACCGGCAGCAGACTTGCCTAACTCAGCAACGGTATTACCTATGTTAGATACTCCTGGAATGGTAAATTCTGGTGCCTTGGATGTGATTAATCCTTGGAACTTTTCTATTTCTTCGGGAGTAAAGGTATCTTTTGCTTGAATTGCCGCGGATACTGGGGTTTCTGGTTTGACTGGTGTAGGAGGAGTTTCAGTAGATGCTGGAGCGGCTACTGGAGCTGCTGGAGTAGGTCCCTGAAAACCAAAGTCAGTTGCGCCCGCTTGGGCGTCCTCTACCTTTTTAATCTGACGATTTACTGTGCCTTCTGCTTGTTTAATTTCTCCCACAGCAGCTTGTTCTCTTTGTTGAAGTCCTTGCCCGATCCGTCCTGCCATATTCGCCTTACTCTTATCAATATAAGACCTTAGCGAACGAAATCTTTCTCCTGCTGCTGACCCTTGTTGTGCTGGTGCTTTCGCTTGGGATGCGTTATAATTGGGGGCGGCATCCTTCATAGTTGAGGTCGTACTTAGAGTAAGATTGTCTTTATTATCCTTGTCTTCGGCACGATCAGTAGTTAAATTAGTATCGCCACCAGACAGTTTTGAACCCTTTTGGTCGCTCACCCTCATTCCCATATCTATCTCCTATACTTATACTTGATGCTAGTCGCCTATAACCAGGACTACTAAATTATAAGAAACATTAGGTCTTAGCCCGACTATCTGCGTTATAGTAATATTCCCATTGCTTTCGGTATAACTTATAAACGGCTGAGAAACCACTCCAGAATCTCCAAATGCTCGGATTACTTGAGTTCCGCTTACCCGACTCTTGAGAGTATTCTGAAATCCTATCGTAGTCGTGGGCACTCCGGCAGCGTCAACGGTTACAGTTACAGACCTAACAAACTGATTAAGATTATCCTGGATATTTATACTTTTCTGTGTAAGGTGGTGCATTTGCTCCAAAAAGGAGTTTAATATACCCCCCAGACGGTCAGCTAATGCCTTATCTTCTTCCTCAAAATCGCCAGTTAGGATACGTTTAGGAGTTTCAACTATCATTTAGACTACCTCTTGTAAAATCGTTTCTCTGGACTTCCTTCATGCGTAATTGAATACCCTACCAGCTGAAAGTTCTCCCTGGCGAGTAAATGCCTAAATGACAAGGTCAAATACTTGCCTCGTTGATAGTTCCGAGGCACATAAGTCCTGAAAGATCGTTCGTTGGATAGCCCGCCGTATATCTCCTCACCGTAAACTTGAACTCCATAGTCGCCATTTCCGTCACCAGGAAACAGGACTTCTTGTCGACTAGCATAAAGGTCACTTCTGAATCCGAAAGTTCCGAAGGTGAAGTTGAACTGGTCGAACAATAAACTCGCTTGACTGAAATGCTTACCTAAAGACGCATCTCCAATAGTGTCAGGACTATACTCTATGAAGGCATCAATATAGCTGAAAACTATACAGTCACCCACTACGAAAGGAATTTCATCCTGAATCATGATGGTTGATGTAAACTTATTTACTTTAGTTATGGCACCTTCATAACGCACTAAAGTATCATACTGCACATAGGATTTATTAAATATCCCGGCGGAACTATTAAGTTCGTTTACGAAAAGGTTAAATCCATCACGAATGTCATCTTTATCAACACTACCCAAATATGGTGTATATGGTGACACTTTCCCGTCATCGTCAGCATTAACCTTGGATATTAGTTCACTTAAAAGATTCCCGAGATTTGACCCTGAGGTGGCTCCTAGAGTAGAATAATAATCTTCATCGTCTAAGAAATAATCCAAATCTAACGCTTGTAACATACGATTAAAACGAGAGATTGTTATATATTGTTCCTGATAAATGACATCAAATTCTTGGATATTGGTAACACTATTTACTAACAAATTAAGTCCGTTCACTGATCCAGCTATATACTTATCATACTGACGGTCTGCATAGTCAGTCCTTAAAAACTCTTTTCTTTCTTGCTCGATATAATTTATGTCTGCTGCCCCAAAGTAGATTCGGTCGTCTGACTTCTTGACTATGCCGCAAGTTTTGGACATTACCCATCGAGTCCACGCTCGGGTAAAGATGTTAAACCGAAATGCCTGGGTAGCCACTTCATCGTCTGTCTTGGTGGGTAAAAAGATGATATACGCTCGGTCGGTTTCAGACGCTATCCCAAACGATTGAGTGGAAAAGTCGGGAAAGTTGTTCGAGGTTGGTTGAATGATGTCACTTTCAATATTTCTGGACATAATATCTACACCACCATCACCAATGGCAACTATCCCTTGAGTGGATAGGATGTAAATCTGGTTGTTCAAAACGGCAGCACTATCTGGTGCCAATATCGGGCTGGAGGAGTCAAATAAAGAAACGCTAAAGTTTGCAGGATTGCTTCCTGACAGACGATAAATCCCTTCGGTTTTTAGGACGAATAGCGAGTCTCTGAGCGGGATGATTCGTTTAATCTCAGAGTCCTTAGACCCTACGTCAAAGAAGTTCAATAGAGGGACTGCCTCAGGAATGTCGGTCTTGCTGAAATAGACTCGGTTTGGTTTTTCTTCGTTAGAAGATGCTTTGGTAGTTTTAAATCCAGTTAAAGTCCCTGTAGCGTCGGCTATAACGGCAGGAAATGCCACTACAAATTCATTTGCACTATTTACAGCACTTATACTATATACTCCGTTGATTGGTTCAGCTACTAGTCCTCCTGCTGGATTAAATAATACTACCTTTGTACCAACAGTCATTCCGTGTCCTGTCCAGGTAACAGTTAGAGTTTTGTCGTCAAAGTCAGTAGTGCTGGCGAGAGGAGTTACAGTCGTAACTAAGGAAGGATTATAGTCGTCCCCAAATTCATTGGCTGCTAGATAGAATGGACTATCTTCGGTAGTTTTTGCTTGTAAAGATATTTGTCCAGGAAGATCAGTTCCGATTGATGTATAAAAAGCGTTTACCTTACTGGTTAGATTGGAGTTAATAATCCTAACCATACTTTTAGTGGTTTGTTCTAGCCGAACGCCAGATGATGGGTCTTTTGATAAAAGAAAAAATCCAGAAGTATCTTCACCAAGTCCTGGTGTCGGAGTAGCAAAAACTATAGTGTTAGGTAAAGGTTGAGCATCTGGTATTGTAATAGATATAGGTCCTGAGTTTTTTATTACATCGGCAGAACCCGCTTCTTCATTGGTAATTGTAATAATATCCCCAGCAACTCCTAGATTAAAATCGATTGCATATTGGGGTTCCAAAAATACCGAATTAATCTTATTAATGACTTCTGTTTTAGTAGTAAATCCTTTTATATCTATTCTAATTGGAAGTCTTCCTACGGTTTCCGATGTTGAGGGTGTAACGTCACTTGCCGCAGTAGCAACAGATGCAGTAATAGTTAATGGTGCAGCACCGACTAATAAATTACTAACAGGATAAACCAATGGAACCGAGGTTTGCGCTAGTGACCCACCATACTCGATTGTGAAACTTAAATCTGGATCTATCGACCCTGTAACATCAACATAGTCGACGTTAGGAAGTTCTTCAATAAAGTCTTTTAATTCAGAAGCAGTAACAGTATACGGGATTGCTCTGGTAGTATTACCTAATATAGTTAGTGTAAACGACCCTTCGGTAGGAACTGATACCCCAAAGTCTAGTTCGTGCTTTTCATTAGAGCCGACGTTATCAAACCATACGAAGTATTTTCGGATATTATTAGCGACATTTAAGAGGAAGTATTTTCCGTCTAAATTATTAACATAGTCTGGATTAGGTAAAGGACTATATCCAGTAAAGTTTATGGTAGAAACTTGTTGTACCCCACGAAAAGTATATTCCTCAACTTGATTTTCTGATGCTATATAAAACTTAGTTTGTCCGCTTATAAAATTATCTGGAGCAATTAAATTAGTAGTTTGAGTATGTCGAGTCTTAGTGTTGGCATAAAAGACTGACCCCCGAAATAAACAAACATCCTTAGCGAACGGAGGTTGTGCGTTTGCTTGGGCGTTTCCTTCACCAGAGATTTCGTTGGTATAGAGGTTAGGACCAGCATCTCTGAATGTTCCAGGGGTGTTGTCTGTATAGTCGACAAATCCATCATCTAAGTTATCCTGAGTTAGAAAGTTTTCGTCTACTAATCTAAACTCGACATCAATTCCGGCATCATAAGGAGTTTTTATGTTAGACCTGTAAACTTGATAGAAGTAGTTCTGAGCATTGCCACTGCTTATGATCTGCGACGGAATACTTATCTTCAAATCTACCACGCAAGATTCTTTCAAATCAACATTCTGGGTAGAAACTATCTCGCTAGGATACCCCAATACCAAGTTGTCATTGATGTCGTTATAGCCCCAAACGATACGATAAGCGACGTTAGAATTTGGTGTAAAGAAACCGTTTTCGCTATAGTTGGGTAAAGCAGTAAAGTCGATGCCTCGATAGGCACCAGCGTCGATAATAAATCCAGGAAGGCTGCTAAGGTCGTTACCCGTCCTAGCCGCTATCTTCTTAATTCCGTCGCTAGTTGTAACATATAAGTTACCGTTCGCCTCGACAGACTTAATTCTAAGTCCTGCCTCGGTTTCGGTATAGCTGCCACTAAAAGCATCAAAACCAAATCCAGGATTTTCAAATATCAATCGGTCGTCATAGTGGGTAATAAGACGGTCTTTATACTGAAGAAGTTGTTTAGCCCGATCATCTTGCAGTCCAAAAGGTAAAAACTGCTTAAATCCTCTTCTGGATTCAATGGTGTTATCTCGGTCAATGACTACGTTGTCGGCTATGATTTGTGCGCCGTCAGGAGAGGTCAGCTCATTCTTGAAGGTGTGGAGTCCCGCAGCACGGTTTACATATTTCTGTGCCATTAACTCCTCCAGCGATTACGTCTTGAAGCATTTCCTATGGTTCCGTTACGAACTCTGACTTTTGTTGGACTACCAATGTTACGATTGGCAAGTATAGTGTTAGCGTTTTGTTCCATCTTAGCAGACTTGGCAGAAGCATTTCTAAGCCCCTCGCTATCTCCAATCGCCTCTAATACTCTTTCTACTGTATATTGGGCTAAAAGAACGTGCATATCACTAGGAGCGTTCACTATGTCGGTTTCTCCGGCTAGTGCTACTCTATCTCCTATACCGATAGACGAGGGGATATTTGATTCTGCAACTACTATATACTTATTGTTGGAATTTATGCTAAATAGGGGAATGTCATAGTCGACTACCCGGTGAGGCGACTTAGTCTTAATAAAGTCAATTTCGCCACCGTTTAAGAAAGCATCAGGGAATGAAGTCAAGTAGATTTGTTTATAGCCAGGAGTAACGTCGTTAATTATGTTCTGGATTATCCCTACTCTTTCTGACTTAACTAACGCATTGGGTCGTAAGAAGTAGAAAACGACTAAATAGCCGGTTAAGTTTGCATTTTTATTGGTAAATAGGACTATCTCTTCGCCTTCAAAGTGATAGTTGAATACTGAATCGGATTCATTACCAGATGATACACCAGAACCAAGGTCATCTACTGAAATGCCGAACATCTCAGAGACCTCTCCTGCAACGCTTTTATAGTGGATTTCACGCACTTTAGCCCCAATCCCTCGATAAGGTATAGGGTAGCGGGTTACGCCGCTTTCTAGGGGTATCTCCGTGCTTCTTAGATAGTATCCCTCATGCTTGCTATAGATAAGTGGGATGAGGTTAAGTAACATCTCTTCGTTGGCAAACTCCAGGATTTCATCATCGGTGATCATATCCTGAGTATCTGGGATGTTTCCTCTTCTTTTGACGCTAGACAGCAAGTCCGATGAGGTCATATAGGTCTTGTTAGCCATGACCGCCTCGATTATTTATTAGCTTTTAATTCCGCCAACTTAGCTTCAAGAGCAGCGATTTTAGCTTCAGGAGACTCTTCGTCTTCGCTCTCTTCTTCCATTTCCTCAGAACCTTCGATTACTTCCTGAGCTTTTTCAAGTCCTTTTTCAAGACCTTCTTTATTGGGGGCGGCTACAGTTACTTTCTGCATCCCTTTCAGTTTTTCTCCCATACCTTCTTCAGCAATACCCATCAACTCTTCCAGGAGTTTCATCTTCATTTCGGCTTGCTCAGGATTTAAAGTCTTTCCTTCAGCTTTTTTCTTCAGGAGTAACTCTTTAAACTTTTCTTTCATGTGATTTCTCCAATTTGGATTATATAGTATACTTGATGGTGCCCCAGAGTTTAAGCTGGGGCATTAGCATTAATACTGATATTTAACAATAAGTACGTCACCAGCTTCTAGTAGGGCTAGTAAATCTCCGAGAAAATTAAGCTGTGTTCCAACAATACTATAATCCACAGAAGCTCGTTGGAGTGGTGCGCCATCTGGATATACTAAAACAGAAGCGGCAATTGGAGCATTAGATAGTGTGACATATTCATTTGTAATATCCTGAGACACCAATACAAACTCTTGAACTACCCAAGTCGGGTCAGTGATGGCAGCAATGGCATCAGCATTTACCTTAACTTGAGCATCCAAGTCTTCGATAGCAGACTCTAAGTCTCCAGCAGAAACGTAGTTATAGCTGGCTCCTTCTACGTCAATTTCAGAAGCGTCGTGTTTATTGGCTCCACCGTTTAAGTGTCCAGAAAGACTGGATTCAGCAGTATCCAAACGACCTTCAACTTCGTCAATAGCGGCTTGAGCGTCAGTAGCAGTTAGTCCTGAAGTTGTATTAACATAAGAGATAGCAGAAGCATCGTGAGCATCGGAAGCATCTGATAAGTGATTAGAGATAGCAGAAGCATTATCTGCAATGTCTGACTCCATGTCGTCCAAATCTACTGCTTGGGTAACAGTAATGAAATCCAACTTATCTTCATGTGATTCAAGAAATGATGCTGTGGTAGCATCTAAGATTGCTTTGTTTGAGTGAGTGTGAGAATCTGCGGCTAACTGATCTAAGTCTACTGCACCCGTTACAGTCAAAAAGTCAACTTTATCTAATTGTGCTTGGGTAGCAAATTTATTGGTGGTAGCAGAATCGTCAATATCATCAGCATCTAAAACCACTACCCCAGTTTGACTATTAACACTAACTACTCCATCAGACATATCAGCTTTTTCAAATACTTTAGAAGAGTTTAGGATAACATAGTCTCCTACTTCAAAACTGATAGCACCAGCACCAAAGTCTACGCTGCCAGCTGCGCTTACACGGTATACGTTACCGATTGCTTCGTCAGCGTTACCGGCACCATTAGCTAAAGTTGGACTATTAGTAGAAGCATTCCAAGTACCTTGGTATTCCATAATAGCATTAGGAAGTTGTGCTACTGGAACTTTACCGGCTACTAACGAAGCCACACTAACGCCTACTTCTGACGCATCGAGTTTATTCACTACATCGTTAATTTCAGCTTGTACTAGTGCGCTTAATTTGTCGAGTACAACCGACCCATCGACCAACCACTTACCATTTTGCTTTGACATGACTTTCTCCTGTTTTGTTAATTATACATTATTACTAATTTATCGCCTACTTGTAACTCACCATCGAGTCCTAAACTATCCCAACTTAATACATCGTCTGTTACAGTAAAATCCTGACCATAGACTTGCATAGGGGCACCAGCCACAAACAACTGGGTTATAGCGGCATTTGCTGGGATGCTATTCAGGATTATAGCTTTTGTGCTAATGTCTCCTGCGTCTAAAGTCCTGACTTGTTCAGGCTTGAAGTTTGCCCCGCTAGTCGCGGTTACGCTAAAGTCGACTCCTCCATCCTCGTCGGTCGTAATGACTACGGTGCTGTCGTTTGAGGTGAAGGTTAATTCAGTAGTTCCCTCTGAGGTAACGCCGAAGGGTGCGGAAACTTGAAGGTCCCCCCCAGCTATACTAAAACCCGAAGCTATGAGCTTAAACCTCCCGCTTGGTGCGTCTAAGTTAGTCACTTCGATTTGGACTTCATCATAAGTGCTGACGTTGACGAGAATGGAACCGGCTCCAGTTAAAGTCTTTAAATTCGACCAATTAACTCCGCCTTGTACCCGACCTCTGACGACTATAGAGTTAGCAACTCCACATTCTTCAGCAGTTAGGCGCAGTTTGTCGTCATCTCTCGATGTGAAGAAGTCATAGTCGACTCCTCTAAATTCCCGAATCAATATGCCACCTTGGCTGACATACCGATTCAAATAAAATTTGTTTGTATTTTCCACACTACCCCCAGGATAAATGGTATATTAATACTTGATGTTACGGCTTAAATATCTGTATTTCTCTAGGTCTTCTAGGCTTTATATCCAAATGGGTCCATGTCGGACTAGCACTCAAATCTTCCAGCCACAATCCATATTTTTTCAGCAATTCAGGTCGTGCTGCCACTTTTTTGCCGATGTCTTGACCTACGAAATCGACTGCTTGACATTGGGTATGAGCGGACTTAGTTGCTCCACCGATTTTCTTATTGACGGCTAGAGGACGAAATCCTGAAGAAATCTTCCAGGATGTTATCCCTAGTTCTTCAAACAGCATATTGAGGCGGTCGCATAGCATTTGGGCGTTAAACTCTAGCTCGGCAGTGAGTTCGGGAGACTTGGCACGGTCTGGATATTTGCCTCCTGAAGTGAGGATGTCCTGGACTGTTAGTTTCATCGTGACCTCCTATTATTTAACACAAACTGCACGTTTTTCACCAGTTAATCATACTATACCCCCTAAGGTATAATCTGCCTCAAACCTACCGCTTTTATACCCCATGAGGTACTGAAAGCCCAGATTCCGTCGGCATATTCCTCAACAGGACATTCACCGCTGGGCATTGACTCGGTTTACAGCATATTTTACGCTTGCTCCAACGCTTCCAATCTCATTACCAAAGTAGCCATGTCAGTTTGCAGCGATTCAATTTGCGATGATTTGTCACTCAACTCAGTTTGCAGCGATTCGACCAGTGCGGATTTAGCGTCTAGCTTTGCGTTCAGTTCTTGGATTGCTTTCACTACTTCTGGCATTAGCTTCCCAACGTCGATGGACTGATACAATGGCGTACCATCATCCTTAACTGCGTCTTTTTCTCCAGTAACACATTTTGGATATATTGCTTGTAATTCATGGGCAATAAATCCTGTAGTATGCGGAATAGTTCCGGCAAATTCTACCTTCCAGTCAAATTCTACTGGGTTTAATTGCATAATGTCGGATAACACGCTATTTAACGGTGATATATTTTCTTTTGCACGATAATCTGAAGTGGCGTTATATGACGTAGTTATACCGTTGGTAGAAATGTTCCCACCTGTTACATAGGCACTTCCGTTGTCAGTGTAAAATCGTATGTTTGTTGCTGATGTTGTTGCACATCCTAAAGATAGAACATCGCCAGCTCCCCTTATTTCCGTAGACCCTCCGGGTTTAATCGCCCAACCATTGACTCTTACTGTAATAGGAGATAGGTTTGCTTGTCCCACCAACACATTCCCGCTCGAATCTATGCGCATACGTTCAGTTCCAGATGTTCCTGTTCCAGAAAGAAATTTATGAATAAATGCTTCATACTGGAGTTCTGAAATTCCAGTATTTGCTCCATTGGAAGATCTAATTAATGAAAATTGATTTACAGCTGGCTCATAATAAGATCTCAATGTAATGGCTTGATCGGAATATTGCATTGTCAGGGTTCTGTTTAGAGTCGAATTTGGATTAAATGTACTAGGACTTGTTGCACTTATCCCCACATTCCCGCTCGAATCTATGCGCATACGTTCTACTAATCCAGTATAAGTATTTGTTCCAGTACGTTTATTTGTATAAAATGCCAACGAAGCCTCTTCTCCATTAGTCTCGCTACCGTAAGAGTTTAGGCTTCTAATTGCACTAGCTGCTTGTGAAGCTGATGTAATGGTGCTGCCATTGTTTGTTGAAAAAGCAATCCCTCCACCATCATTAGCTATTCCAGCACTACCGCCTTTAATCATAAGAGGTAAATTAGAGCTGTTATCCGCAATATTGGTTTTTGATAATGGACTACTCGTCCCAATCCCAACTTTCCCATCCGCCGCTACATAAATTGAACTGTCCCAAGCTGGATTTGTACCATTACTTCTAAGCAAACTGCCGAGTGCGCCAATGCCCAACCGAGTCGGAGTGCCGGATGTGCCGCCGCGGATTAAATCGCCTACACTCGTCATTGGATTCGGCATAGAATCTATCTGTTCATAAATCCCACGATATACCGCCTGCACGTTCTTGCCTACTGTCGCCGCTACTGCCAACGTCACTTGGTTGCTGTGGTTATTCACTACATTCGTCAACGTATAGTCGAAACCAACGCCTTCTTTCAACAGCACACCGTCATAATAAAAGTCAAAGCTGTTTTTAGCATCTAAGTTTACCCAAAATCCTAAGTCAAAATATATTTGTCCAGCAGTAGTAACTGTATCATACTTATTCGCTCCCAAATATCCATCTGCATCCACCTTACTCGGACGATAAACCAAAGCATGAATAGTGTCAGCATCCTGGACGTAATATAAAGGACAACTGAAGTCAGGAGATGCTGGTTCGGCGGTAGATGATGCTCCGGCAGTTACAGCACTTAAAAAGTAGTATTGTCCTACTGTTTTGCCGTGGAGTGGTACGGTATATTTCCCAAAGTTTGCGGCTACGAAATTATTAGCGTCAATGACTTCGACTACGATATGAGTGGATAGCGTATCTTGGTCGTCTGCTCTGGCGGCTACCCAAGTCGTTCCGTTGTGGTAGATGGCAGTGAGGACTGGGAAAGCGTGAGCAGTTTGGGCTACGTCGAAAGCAGTAGCACCTCCGGCTAGTTTACGCCAGGCTCCGCTGGAAAATTGGTATAAATTTCCATCTGTTGAAAGGTAGATTTCACCTGTTGATGGATTTGCTGGGGGAGTTGCTAATGCATTAAACCCCAACGATTTCTTGATGTTAAAGCCTTTTTCACTACTCATTTTTCTCTCCTTTCACTTCCAGGATATTATAATTATACTTGATGCTAGAGATACTTCCCTAGATATTTTAAAGTCGATGTCACTAAAGTTCCTGCTAAATTGCTGCTAATATACTGAACTTGTCCTCCGGCTGTGATGCTAAACGTCACTCCTGCTTCTAGCCCACCAAAAGTCTCGGCTACTAGATTCCAAGACGAAGAAACAGGATTATAATACAAAAAGAAAGTCCCAATCTCGTGCTTATAGTCCGTATGATGTCGGATAATGGAATACTCAATTTTAACGCTACGTCCAGTCACTTCGTCGACTAAAAGTCCAGTTACGTTGGCAGCTGAAGTCTGATTGTTAGCGATAGTAAAGGTACCCGCTATATCCGACGACAACTTTGCTCTTACTGTTGGGTCAAGCCATTTCTCTTTTATAAGTGCCATAATAAATTCCTTTTAATTATAAATACTTTGCAAACCAATTCAGTACAGATTTGACGATAGTGCCAGCTATGTTGCTGGAGGAATACTGCACTTGATTGCCTGCTACGGAAAAGTCAACTCCAGCATAGTCACCAGTAAAAGTTTCACCTTTGATGTCCCAAATTGAGAGGTCTTCGTCAAACTGTATATAGTAGGAACCGGACTCTCGAAGGTAGGTAGCTCCGGTATTATCTAATCCCCCAGATAACTGTATGTCTTGTTGGGGAATATCCCCACCATTAGCTGAAAGGAGTGTTACGGTATTACCTGGGTTTGCTGAGTTCCAAGTGCTTACTAAGTTGCTTAAAATTGTCCCAGTAGCGTCCAATCCGCCGGTTAACTGTATATTTTGCTGTGGTACTTGACCTCCATTAGCTGATAGTATAGTTACAGTATTACCTGGATTTGCAGAGTTCCAGTTGGTTGCTAAGGTATTTAGCGTAGAACCACTGGAGTTTGTTCCTCCTGCTAATTGCATAGGGGCACCATCATTAGGTTGATTTGCTCCATTTCCACTCAATAGGGTAACTTGGTTGCCTGGATTTGCGGCGTTCCATTCGGAAACTAAGGTAGTTAGTGTTTTGAGTATATTTTCGTTTACTGTGCCGGTAGGGCTGAGTCTGAGTAGTCGGTTTCTGCCAGTAGTTCCATTATAGTTTAAAAAGTCTCCACCAACTAGAATTTTATTGTCAGGTTGTACTATTATATCTAAAATGAAGTCAGATATTTTTGTACCGTCAGATGCATTATTACAAAAGGCAGTATCGAGAGTACCATCAGTATTAAGGCGTATTAATCTACTTCTTCCAGTAGTTCCCGCATAATCGGTAAAATACCCGCCGATTAGAATTTTACCATCGGATTGTATGACATTTCCATATAGTATATTGTTAAATTTATTACCGTCGGTAGCATTATTACAAAAGATAGTATCTAAATTACCATTAGAATCCAACCTAACTAACCTACTTCTTCCTGAAGTTCCTGCATAATCTGAAAAGACCCCTGCTACTATTATTGACCCATCGGTCTGGAGTGAGCATTTATTCACAGTAGAAGCAAATTTATTACTATCAGTAGCATTATTACAAAAGGCAGTATCTAAAGTCCCATTAGAATTAAGTCGTATTAGGTTATTTCTTCCAGTTGTTCCTCCATAGTTAGGTATAGTTCCTCCAACTATTATTTTTCCATCTAATTGCTCGACCATAGATCTACAAGGATTCCCAAATTTTGCCCCGTCTACTGCATTATTACAAAATAAAGTATCGAGATTTCCGTCAGAATTGAGACGAATTAGCATATTTCTCCCAGTAAACCCCCCATAACTAGTAAACTGCCCTCCTACCAAAATTTGATTATTTGCTTGTTCGGTTAAACTTAAAACAGCACTAGTTCCTGAAGCAAATTTAGAAATATCTATGGCATTGGTACAAAATGCAGTATCTGTACTTCCATCAGAGTTTAGTCTAACCAAGGCATTTCTTCCAAAAGTGGAATTATAACTAGTGAATGACCCTCCGACTAAAATTTGCCCATTTTGTTGAGCCAATACGATCAGTACTACCGCATTAAATTTGCCCCCATCTACGGCTGCATTACAAAATGCAGTATCTGTACTTCCATTAGAATTTAATCTAACTAAATAAGAGCGACCAGATACTCCATCATAATTAGTAAAATTTCCTGCAACTAGTATTTGTCCATTAGATTGTCTTGAAATAGAATATATTGCCCCATTAAATTTAGCACCATCTACAGCATTAGTATAAAAGAGGTCTAATGATGGCGGTAAAAATGCTCCAGTCAATAATATACTATTACCAACAGTACCTGCATTATTTGCTTGTAAATTTACGTTTCCAGTAACTCCTGCTACTGGTGCATTAAAACTAGCTTGGGTAGCAGCTAAATAATTATGAGACAGTAATATACTATTACCAGCACTACCAGCAACATCTGCTACTAGTTCTGCGTTCCCAGTAAGTCCGGTTATAGGGGCATCAAAAGACGCAGCAACTGGTGGAACATAATCGTTAACTAAAAGGATAGAGTTACCGCCAACTCCTGCAATATCGGCTTCTAGTTCTACATTTCCAGTTACTCCAGCAACTGGAGCATCAAAACTAGCAGTCACATCAGAACCGTCATGCTTCCTAGTCACACTATAATCAACCTTAACGTGTTCTCCCGCTATAGGATTAAGCATAAATCCTGAAATATCTTCCCCGGCTTCATCATTAGCAACAGTCATACTCCCTTGTAAGTCGTAGCCTCCGCCTCCTCCAATCTCTACCTCATTACCCAAACTATCCAGTTTATAAATCTTTCCGTCATTTTTTGGATATATCTTATACTGAGTAGCGGCAGGATTTGCTGGAGTGGCAATCTCGGTCAACGTAATAGCATCACTAAACCTTTTATTGCTTAAAACTTGTGTATCTGAAGTGCCAACTACATCCCCGGTAACTCCGTGTGCTGAAGTCGCGGCTATGTGATCATCAATATCATCGTGAGTGTTAAGTCCAATATCCTGAATGTCTAAGTGACTGATACTTCCAGAAGTAAAGTGTATGCTGGTGTCGGCTATATGTGAGTCAATCTGAGAGTGGGTGTTAGTGCCTACATTTTGGATATTATCATGGTCAATACTGCCCTCAGTGAAGTGAATTGCGGCATTACCCTTATGAGTATCCAAGTCAAAGTCTACTTCATCAATCGCGGCTTGAACGTCAGTAGCAGTCAATAATGAGGTAGTGTTATCATAGTCGACTTGGTCGGCGTCATAGTCGCTAGTTTCGGCTACTACATCTCCTGTCCGTGTATTAAAACTGTTTACATAAGTTTCAGCATTAATGTTATCAATGTCACCTTGGAGTTCTTCTAGTGCTGCCTGGACTTCAATGGCGGCTAAATTGCCAGTCGGAACTACGCTAATAGCTGAAGCAGCGTGGGCACCCTCATCTTCTCCTATGTGGTCTGCTAATGCCTGTTCGTCGGCTATAATCCGTCCTTCAATTTCAACTATAGCACCCTGGACATTATCAGCGATTAATCCTGAAGGTGCCCCAGTCGGTTCATATTCTACGACGTTTGTAGCGTCTAAGAATTTCATGGATATTGTCTGTATTTGGTTAGTGCTGACTAAAGTGCGTACGTTTCCATCTAGAAACGCCTTGAGTTCTGACGCTCTAACCCAGACTGACCCTTCGATGTTATCTGTGGGGTCGCTGTTTTCGGGTTTAAGAATGATGCCCTTGGTGAATGAATAAAAACGACGAGTTGCCATTGATGTCTCCTAGTGTCACACTGTTTCCAGCGGCTTCTAACCAACTAGAACGATTGGATTACTTCTTAGTTTTCTTACCTTTTTTCTTACCGCAGCCCATTATACGATCCTTTGTTTTACGATTGCTTTAGCACTAAAGTTGATATAGGATTCGTTGTTTTGATAGTCTCCAGACATTTCTCTTGATTTATATTCAACCTGACCAAAACTATTAATCCTAAACTCTACTCCGGCACTTCCTACCTCACCAGAAGTTGGGGCATCTACAAAAACTCCAGGAAGTTCGTCCCCATTACCGCTTACATTTTGGACGTTTAGTGCCCAAGTTCCTGTATTTGGATCATTTAATGTGAAAATTTTACCTACCTCATAAATAACATTGTTAATTACAGGAAGGAGTTGGATTCTGCTAGTACGGATTATTGTATAGTTAATTTCTGCAAAACGGACTAGGGCACTATTAAACTGTAGCGATGGAACTGGTTTAAAGTCTGGTGTATCGTTTTCGATTAAGGACGAAACCGGAAGGATGTCTCCTGGACCAAAGAAACCGTTAATTGAGTCTACGATGGCTTCGATAAGGTCAGACTGTTCCTCTCCCCAACCAGCAGGGTCTCCTTGGGTTGAAAGAGTATATTGGCTAGAACCGAGATTGATTTTCTTAGACATGATTAAACTCCCAGGGGGTATATAGTATACTTGATGACTAGGGAGAGGAGAGAGAAAACCGGGGAAGAACTCCCCGGCTGAAAATGACTACGGATTATAGTCAGGACTGTTTTTGATAGAAGAAATCAGAATGTTATGACCAATTGCATCACAGAAAAGAGCAACGTCACAATAAGTGCGGTACTCGATTGCATTGTGTTCTTGCAATTTAACCATAAATTCTTCGTTTGTTCCAGGAAGATTGAAAGTAATGTCACTTGAACCAACCCGAGTAAAACAAGAAAGGTCTAGTAAGAAAGCAAGACTTTGTTTTACATAAGTTGAAGAGTGAATTTCAATCAAACCGTTTTGTGAGTAGAATTGAATGGCTTGGCTACCGTTTTCGTATTTTTTAACGCTGTAAGAAGAGTCAAAAGAACGAAGAGCGGTTTGCTCATTCAACAAATCTGCCCAAGTTTTGGGGTTTACGAAACAATCTAGTTTACCTTCTAACCCCTTAGAAACTGCATCGGCAATTGCCATAGAGATGTGTTTGAAGGACAAAGGAGCAGGAGCAGTTTCTCCGCCATCGGCTACTAAATCGTATACGTTTCCTCTCCAAAGAGAGTAGTTAGCAGTAGAGATTCCGAAAACATTACCGGCAGATTCTTTTAACATGGCTTCTAAACCAAGAAATTCGTTGCTAAAAGCTCCAAATTCAAGTACGAAGTCACCAGCAGCAACACCAGCCAATGAACCAACTACAGTCAATTCACGAGTACGAATATTAACACTAGAAATAGAATAACCACTAGTTACTGCACCTTGTTGAGTACCAACAAGAGGGTCTAAACTATCATAGAAGTCAATTTTCATACCTTCTGCGCCAGCCCAAATACCAGGAGCAAAACTATCAACAGTCAATTTTACTATTTGACCACTGATACTTTCAACAACGGCTAAACCTGACTGACCGTAGAACAACATTTGTTCATGTTTCTTGTAAGAAGAAATCAATAGATTCTTAATAACGTGTTTAGTAGCGCGACCGTAAGATGCTTTATCGTTTACAGAACGAGAAATAGCAGCAATACCAATACGTCCTCGAAGAATCATTTCACAACCCTTTACAGAGGCTTCAGCAGTAGCACCAGCAATTGCTGTTTGTAAAGAAGTTTGATTTCCGTTTGGTCCCAAGTAACTTACCCCGTGCTCTAATCTTAGGTTTACAGGAGTACGATACTCCAACCCTTGACGTTTGTCAGCTTTTGAGAAAGCTACCATTTTTGCAAGTTTTACACCTTCTGGAACTAAATCGGTGAGTTTATCACCATAGACAATTTTATGGAAACCAGTTAAGGTAGCCATATCGTTAAATTCAGACATTTTAAACTCCTAGTTAAAATTAAATAATAATAAACAACTCTACACTCAAAGCTATTTATCATCATTACTTCAACCAATTGGTATGTCCTAAATCCTTGCGGGTATTAGGCAATCGCATAGAATACGGTAACTGCGATAAATAAACCCTATCTATTTATACTTGATGACTAGATACCATTAAAGAAGTCTCTAGCATTTGGACCACTTTTAAAAACCCTTTTAAACGGATCTTCCTTGGTCTTTGCTACAGTTGTATCAGTAATACTCTTAGCCGTTGGAGGAACTTCCTTTTTCACGACTTTTCGCTTACTTACGAGTCCTTTAATCTTATCTTCGCCCAACAACTTCTCAATCTGCTCAACTGAAAAACTGGACACTAACTTAGCAATATCAGCATTAATACTTTCAGTTACCATCGGCATTAAGTCTTTATAAGACAGATTAATTCCCAACTTTAATGCTGTATGCATGTACTGGTTAAGACGTTGAATGATTTCTGGATTATAGCCCAAACCTGACTCTTCCAAAGTTGCCATCAAATCCTTTTCATACTCGGCAGCATATTGATTCCGAAGTGCTTCTTCTCTTTCCAACTTGGATTGTTCCTTAATCCGTTTTTGCTCTTCCTCATAAGCACGAACTTTTTCCTGAAGTTCTTGGATTTTTCTTTCCTCGTCAGACATCTGCATCTTTTCAATTTCAGCTTGAAGTCGTTTCTCGCTGATTTCTTTGGTGTCCAATCCCATTTTCTCTAATACTTCCATGGGGTTAGCTTTCAAATAGTTAATGAAATTCTGGACTTCTTCTTCTGACTGGATAGTTTTCTTTCTCAGTTCGGCAGCTTCTTGCATACGTTTACTGGAGACTCGGGCTAATTGAAGTTCTTTTTTCAGCCACTCTGCTTGTTCGGGGGTTACTTCAAAGGGGAGGTCCTCGGAAATTTCCTGCCCGTCAATTTTGAGTTTTAAACTCTTAATCTTGGTTTCTAACGCTTTTTGAAGTTCAGCCTCACCCTGACTAGGGGTTGCCTCTTCGGATGCGTCAGATGCCTCTGAAATGCTCTCTACGGGGGTTTCCGCGGACTCGCTAGATGCGTCGACACTTTCGGCGATTGCCTCGTTACTCATAAATACTCCTTATGTTGCCGCCCTTAGGTAGGCAAGGATATGTCCGTCCGATATTGGATAGGACTATTCTTCTTCTTTACTTATTCCCATTTTCTGCATTAACTTCTTGAAACTAGGTTTATTCTTATATTCTTTGTCCATCTTTCTCCAGTCCGCCATTCTGCGTTCTTGGATTTTTGCTTTTCTCTCAGCATGGACTTCTCTCGGGATATTATCTTCTTCGCTCTCTCCCGGTTCGTAGTAATACTCGTCGTCTTGGAGCGGAGAGTCATCCAGCATTTTATTCATAACTTCTCGGCTACGAGGATTAACTTCTTCGCTTAAAGGATCGGACTGTTTGTTTAATTTATCCAAAAATGCTTTAAGTTTTTCCTTCATAGTTACTCCAGTTCTTTTTCCATTTGCCGTTTAAATTCTTCCATTTCCTCGGGAGTAAGTCGTTGTCCAGACTCTAGTTTAGCCGACAATGATCCTGGAGCAGCTCCGGTATCCTCTGCTTCATTTAGAAAGGGAACTGCGGCTGCCGCATCGTTGGTCGCTAAAGCAGAAATGCCAGCTATTGCTGGACCAATAAGAGGTATCCCCATGGCAACTTTTTTCCCCAACTTTCCGGCTATCTTGCCGAATCTTTTAGTGCCCTTCCCGGACAGCATATCCGCCCGTTTCTGTTCTTTCATAAGTTCTTTATAGCGCAACTTTTCCTCATCTAAGTCGTAAAGAGTTGGCACTTCTTCGGCTACATCTTTAGCCCCACGAGCAGCTTTAGCATCCCATACTTTTTCAGGAAGATCTTTTGGAGATGCAGGATTTAATAGTCTCTCCCCTCTCTCCCTCAACATTCTGTCGGTTCTCTCTTGATCTAACATTCTCGCTTTATTAGTGTCGTATTTACCTGTTTCTAGCTGTTTTTCTTTCAAAGCTGCCAGATATTCTGCCTCTTCGTCTGGGGTTAGTTTGCCGACTAAAAGTTTGTTTTTAAGTTCTTCAAATTTCGCCATATTATCCTCGTAAGCCTAAATTCTGAGCGTTCTGCTCAGGAGTCAGTGGCGTGTTTGTTTCATCGAATCCGTCGGGAAATCTAGTTTGATTTACTTCTGCTCCAGCTTGTTCTTGAGGTGGTTGTTGATTTACATCCTGGGGTACAGTTTCGGCTTGCGGAGGTTCTCCTGCTTGGGGTGGTTGTCCTGGTGGAGGTTGCTGAGGTTCTGGTTGTGGTGCTGGTTGTTGCCCTGTTGCCATTAATATAGCAGGGTCAGCATTTACCCACAAATCTTTATGTTCTTGGATATGAGATAGCACGATTTCTTGTAGTTGTTCAGCACTTGGATCACGGAAAATAGGATCAGCTAATAGACTGGCGTGTTCTGAAATATGTCGAGCGTGGTCATCTAAGACTAATGCCCTCTGAGGAATCCCTTGCATCATCGCTTCGTTCTCACCCCGAATTAGGTTGAAGGATTTCATAGTCCCTTCGGTTCCAACCTCTAGTTTCCCGTTATTGATTATATTTATATATTGTTGTGGGTCTTTGAGAAGTTGGTACTGGAGAAGATTATCCGCCATCTGAAGTCTACCAGAGATGGTTCGGGTCAAAGGATTAGCACTATCAATAATAACCCGATTAATCTTAATAATGTCAGTTCCCTTAAAAGTCTTCATGTAGGATTTTCCGCTTTCTCCAACGATATTAGCAATCCTTGGGCTGGTAGCAAAGTCCTGAAGTATCTCTAAGGTTCCCATTCCGACGTTTTCTATTAAGTAGGTATAGGATGCCTGCAAACTAGACATAAACTGAATAGCATTTGACTGAATCATAGCAATAGCAGATGCAGAACGTAAGGATGCTTCTGGATTGCCCCGAACTACAGAGTTAATCCCTGAAATAGTTTCAGCTAGTCCATTCAACATATTAACAAAATTATATAGTTCAGGACTTGTGTTGGTCAAGTTCAAAGGTGTAGGAGGTCCTGCTTGTTGATTGTAGGTAATAACGTTTAGTGACCCACCGAGTTGGTTCATGTCTACGTTACTACCATTAGGAACTAGGATGTTCTGAGTCCCGAACGCTACGTTATTACTTAGTGCGCTGCTATAAAGAGTGTTCATAGCGTCCTGAATGGGCAGAACATCAAACAATGCTGTATATCCTAATGGACTTCCTAAAATTCTTGAAAAGTAGATGGGATAAACTGGAATTTTGCGGTATGGCAAGTCACCATCATAGTAAATTGTATTGCTTGAGGAGAAAAAGATATATCTGCCATTGGGCATAGCAGCAGTTCTCTTATGATAGAACTCAAATACTGGAATTAAATCGGTTTCGTCCATGATTGAAGAGGATACGTTAATACCATCTAGTCTGGACTTGCTCTCGATTCCCTCAATCTCACTTTCTAAGTCGGGATACTTGGCAATAAGGTCATAGCGGTTTTTATAGCTGCGGCAAATAATCCAGTCATGTTCTCGATTTTCTTGACTTAAATCTAGGATAATATCCAAAGGAGAAACCACATCATACTCTAGGTCGCCTTCGTAGTCCTTAATCGGAGCTTCTTCACCAGCCTCTAGTGCCTGGTCTATTTCTTCCTGGTTGACTACGTTACCTAAGGTGGCGTTCCAGTTTAACTTAATCCAGCCCGAACCTAGACATACTGCCAACCTACAAGCGTCAACGAAGTATTCTTCAAGACGTTTTTCTCGCATATAATAGTCCAAAAGACCATTACCTAGTTGAGTTTGGATAAGTGATTGATAGTCGGTATTAGCGGCACGACATTCCATAGCAGGACGAGAACTGGTCATCATCGTGACCATGTGTTCGCCAATGTTTCGGATATGATTTACTGCGATTTGAACTATTTCTCCGTCATCTCCACCAAAACTGATTTGATGGGAGTCTCCGGTAGTGTCGAAGTATGCTCCGTGATATGCATTATACATATTACGTAGTTTGTCAATATAACCGTTGCTTCTTAGTGTGGTCGCCCAACCGTCAATTTTGGACTGGATAGCCGAAACTGCCTCTTCCGATTCCCTAGCAGCAAAATATCCATTATTCTTTCTTGCCATGTAAGTCCCTTTTTTGATTATACTAATACTTGATGCTAGGACTATTTATCTTCGCCCTTGCCTTGATCGGCTGCATTATAGGTGCGCTTCGAAATTGCGCGCCCGAAGTACAAGCCAGAGGTCACATAAAGCAACTCCATCGCCCCATCTATCTCGATTCCTTGCACGATTTGTGCCCATTTATTAATCAATCCTATCAATACCAATAGAAATGATATTAGCATCATAGTCAAACTAACTGATGGTAACTTGGTTCTAGGATCTCGAAAAAATAGTAATGGCACTCCACTTTCCTGCAACTCTTTAATTTTATTCAATAATTTTTCATAAAGTTCCATATCTACTCCCGTATCCAAGACCAAATTTCGCTGCTATAGTCCTCGCCCGGTTTAATAGCATTTACGCAATGATTATAATCTCCATACAATGCACATACATAATCTACCGAAATCTGTGCCCATCTAGCATACCAAGTCGGTTTGCCTGACAACTGCGCCCTACCTAATCGACTACTAATAGTTTCCTCATAAGACCCCAGCATTATTGTATTGCTGAATTGGTCGATCCCAATGAGGAGATTATATGCCCAAATTCGTAAAGCTGGGATATAGTGTAATGCTGCTAAAACCAGTAATATAGGCAGCATTTGGACTATGAATACTACAAAAAGTAGGACACTAAGTAGTCTCATCTTCTTCAACGCAGTAAAAAGTTACGGTAGCAAACTCACCTGTATACGGAATGTGGTTTTTTAAACAAACTTCAATTTCGATTCCTTGACTGGACTTCAAGTCAATAGTTCGAGCATATTGAAAAGGAAAAACTAGTACATCATTTAATATAGTACCAAAAGCCGGGATAAATCCTTGTCCCAAATTCGCAATATTAACAATATCTTTAACATTCTTATAAACAACCCTCTCAACTAAAACTTTATTAGGATAGTCGTATGGATTATATGCATAGATGTCAAAGTGTAGCGGGGTAGTCATTTGAATGTTCTTAGTAAACTGAACTTCTGCGTGTTGGATAGTTAGGATTTTTCCAGAGGTAGGAGTTAAGGAGAAACAAGAAGATGTGGCATAGTTATAGTCGGCAGTTAAAGTAGACTGTGGTGCTTGGGATAACGTCAGTTTTCCTTCTGCATAATCCATAGTGAAGTCGACATCTTCGACTAAAACAGTTAGACCGTCCCGAACTATTAGTTCTCTACCGATATTATAGAAGTCCTCTTTGGTGACTTTACCATGAGTCAGGTCGATGACTTTGTCATGGGCAAAACTATATATCAATCCAGAGTCTAGGACTAATTCTTCATTTTCAACTCTTACGCTGCGTTGATACCAGGTTGTCGGGTCAGTCAGATCGTGAGAAACTATGGTGTAAAAAGTTCCTTCCGGTTCGTAGATTTCAACTTTAGGTAGTTTACGGGTAGAACTTTTGGTCGCTAAGTCAACCACTGTGGGTTGATCTGGACTAGGTAATGCAATGTGGTTAGATACTAAATTGTTTAAAATAGTCAATTCATCTGGGCTAAGTTCGGCTTTAAAAAATATACTGACATCGGTACCAAGGGATGTTACAAAGTCCAAAGCGACAGTAATTGCACTAGATTGGATTTCTCTCGATAGTTGTTCTGGATTTATTGTTTTTGTGTAGTTATATTGCATATTAGGGTCCTAGTCTGATTAATGTTAATGATCTTCTATTTACAGTTATTTGTCCAGAGGTTCCTCTTCTTACTCGAACATCTAGTATCTGAGAACCGTTAAATTGTGCTACCGTTTGTGTTGTATCTACCATATTTTGATTAGAACGAGAGGTTAGTTGTTCTCTTTCACTATCCACTATTATGACACCCCCTCTAAAAAGTGCCCAATAATGCGATATAGGGGTAGTTGTATAAAGAATTGAAGCATTGTACCATATAGAGTAGGTTCCTGCAACTGGGGTAACAGAGTATCCAGTTATAGGGACAAATGTTGTTGAGTTAGTTGTAAATGGTGTATCTGATATTAGATTATAACTCAAAATTCCAGTAGCAAATCCTGAAACTACATATCCAATCCATATCCCATTTTGAGTAGAATTATCTCTTAAATATATAGTCGCTATAGAGTCGGCTAATAACTCGAATAAAAAGTTGTCATTAAAATCTACTATGGTCATTGTTGCTGATGATCTATTAGCGATAATATAATTTTGACCATTAAACAAAGTAGTCGCGTCTGGTAAATGAAAATGATATCCTGTAGCCGTACCATTTGCAATATGTAATGTAGAATTTGTGGAGTTTAATATTGCTTCTCCATTTAGAGTAGAAATCCAATATTCGGGTTCAAAAACGGTTTGTCTTCTCAACTCTTCAATGGTTTCTTGGAGATTATCGGCTCTAATAGAATTTGCTAGAAAATCATAAGGAATCGAACGGGCGACTGGACTCATTGTAACTTTAGTCGTCACTTATGCCGCCTCTGTTATTCTACAGTTATTCCCAGCACTACCGGCTATAACATATAACGACAACAAATCCCCTACTGACCAAGTTACAAACTGATTTTTGACTATAGGAGTACCAGTAGATACAGTTACTCCTGAGGTATATCCCCAGTATATCGTATTATTACTGTTATTAAACAAAGTTACTTCTTTTCTACCAGTCAAAGGACTTGCCCCAACCTTGATTTCAATTGCGCTAGTCCCAACAGATAAACTTCCTTCTAGTCCTGAGCTATTCAGGATATCAGCATTAGCCGTTTGGTCATCAAAATAGGTTTTATTGCTATCTGATATAAATCCCACTATTCAACTACCTTTTTTGATTTCTTAGGTTTAGCTGACTCTATCTCTCCAATTGGCTTCTCTATTTCTGTAGCGACTATATTAATCGGAGGTTTGGAGTCTTCTGTTTGGATTTGTTTTTGAAAGCGGGAGAGCCATCTCATAGCGTCTGCCGCTACCAAGATTTCTACTCCCTCTAATACGATTTTAGCCCTCCCCAAAATCCTTACGAGATTATCGAGGAGAGCTTTGTCTTGTTTTGTAATCTTTACGCTAACATCATTGTTTTGCATACTTCATCCTTGTAATACGACTAATTAAGCAGCAAGTTCGGCTACTCGAACATCGGCACTAGCATCGTTAGCGATTGCCCAAATCTCAACACCGGCAGCTAACTCTAATTCAATTCCGGCACCAGAAGAAAGTCTGATTCCATTAGCAGTAGTTACTGCATTTGAGTGTCCTAAATACAGTGTTTTTCCACCAGTAGTAACATTTTGAATTAAGATTTTCTTGCGGTTAGCTAGGTCGGCTGCTACAATTAATTCAGCAGTAGTACTAACTGTATTTTGAGAAACCAACCAAGAAGTGTGAGAAGCAGGGGCAGCTTTGGATACATCAACATACAAAGCACCTTGGGCATTCACTTTGAAAGAAGCATAGTCACCATCAGCACTTACGCTGTTAGCTAAAGTATCCTGACGAACTGCTAAAACATAGTTACCGATATCACCGCTAGCGTGAGCAGCATCTTCGGCTTTCTCTGAACCAGTAACAATGTCAATGTCAGCATTAACATTGATGCTACCATCAGCATTAACAACTAAAGTATTAGTTCCATCGCTGATTGCTACATTATCCTGAGCAGCATCTAAATCGCGAATGTCTAAATCAGTAGCAGTCACGTTAACATCGTTAGTGATGCTGTCAATAATCCAAGTTCCGCCTTGATGAGCTGTTACGCTATCTGTAGCGAAAGCTAAATCTCGGATATCTAGATCTGTAGCACTTACAACCCAAGGTGAAGTCCCTTGAGTAACATTAACATCACCAGTAATAGAAACCGCACTACCAGAAACATCTACGCTGTCAGTAGCAAAGTCTAAGTCACGAATGTCTAAATCTGTAGCAATAACAGTTACGTCATTCTCAACATTAACATCCAATGCTTTTTTACCACCAACATCTGTGTGGGTGAGAAGAGTGCCGTCGCTGGCTCGTAAGTATGCGCCCACGTTATCCGTTTCGCTGGCAGCCGCAGGGTCAAAAACTAATTTTTCTTTACCAAACATAATGCATCCTCCCCCAGTTAATCTAGGATATTCCTAGACCTTTTTGTGTATTTTTATTTCAACCACTATACTATTACTTGATGATGAAATATAGATGTCCTTAGCCGTCAAAAAATTTATAGGAAAAGAGTAGTAGACATTGCCTGCCGCTATAGTATAGAAGTTGGTCGCAGTTTCTCCTGCCTCATAGGCAAGTTTTAGACTGCTTACCCCCGACCTTACTTTAATCCAATATCCACGAGTATCTGCTGGCAATGATATAGTATGTTCTACGTTAGCTAAAGGAATTTCCTCATTTAGGATTATCTCTTCATTAGGGTCATCATTCGCTTGACTAAAAGACCCCACTACCCGAAAAGCAGTATCACCGTTTACGTCCTCAGTAAAAGTCTCTTTGAACTTTTGACGTATCCAATTATTTAAGTATTGCCAGATATTGTCAATCATACTAAATCCTTGATTTTATTAAAGAATCCTTTCAAATGCAACAGGAAAATCATTACTATCCAATATCACTTCTACTTTCGCCACCAACGGCTTATCTTCCCCATTTTGGATTTCATTCAGCACAAATCCTGTGTTACCGTCGACTAGCCCGTCACTAGCGCCATCGTAGACACACTCTATAACGACGTAAACACCCTCTTGCGTCGCTTTAAATCTGCTATGGGTACTTAGGGCTAGGGTAATCTTTTGGGCTACTGTAGAGGCTGTTTCTGCTATTGCTAGGGGCACCTCAATTCCGACGCTCAACGGTATGCTCGGGTCTACCCCAGTTCCATTTACGTTAAACCAAATATAGTGCTTGGAGTTTTTGTCATCTGACAGTTCTAAATATTTACTGTTTATACTATCAGACCCGTCCTCAACTAGAAAGTTAAAGTTAGTGTCGCCGTTGACTGAGTTAGTCTTATTGCCGTTGGTAGCACTCTCAATCATTACATAAGTACTAGTATTTACTGAAACAAACTCGCTGTCAGCATGAAATGCAGTCTTAATTGCTAGGGCGATGGCGGCTGGACTATCTGATGCAACTAGTGGAATTTCTAGGAATCTGTTCGCTAAAACTGCTGGCTGAGAGTTGTTACCGTCAACATTAAACCAAGCGGCTACACTTCCAACGTCATCATAGACGTAGAAATACTTGCCCGCTAGTAATGCTGGACTATAAGCTGCTAAATTTATTGTTGTTTTTTCTTTTGAACCAAGAGGACTATCGTAGACTTCAAGCTGATTGGACTCTTTTTCCCCGAAACCCCAGAAGAATAGATACTTCACTTCTTCTGTTCCGTCGGTTAGCACCTGGTTCTCCCAGGATATTTTACTGTATCTCTTGGGAATAAAACTGTTTGCCACCATTACGTCTAAGGCAAACTCGTCCATATTATGCGAATCTTGCATAACTTGTCCAGGATCGCGCTTGGACAACAAATTGGACGCTATTCCGCGGTTCTTTCGGAAAGCCATCTGAACTTCCTGTTGAAATATTTGAATGTTATACTATTACTTGATGCTAACGGTTATTTCGAGTCTTTCTGGGGGTAAACATCTGTTTGAGTTGATTAACGAAACCTTCTCCCTCTCTCATTTTTAGGTATTTTGGAGAAAGATACATTCCTTGTTCGTCATAGTGGGCAGGATATGGATTACTTCTATAGTCGATATTTCGGACTAGATAAATAACACAATCCAAAAAGTCGTAGTGGTGTCCTATCGCCTTTCGGAACTTCTTACGGTCTTTATCCCATACAGCATTTTGGATATGGTTTATGGTATTCTCACACTTGGGATCTATATGTATTTTTTGACTGCTGACCTTTTCTCGGACTATGTTCACATGGGAGTGTTTGTTCTTCTTGTCTGTAGCCATGAAATTGAGGTTGTATATACTAGCAAAGTCCATAATAATTTGGAGGTTATTATCACAATATCGCATAGGGTTTGCACCTTCTCCCCATAACTCCAACTCTTTCGCTTTAATACATTCTGCCATTTTTCGTGTGTCGTACTCTGCTCCGGCTAATTTTAGTTCGTCTTCAATGACTATAACATCCTCTCTGAAGTCGTAATATGCGAATATTATTGCATTTAAGTCCATGACTCCATAGTCGGCTACCACATACGTCTGGTAAAAGGGAGGTCGTTTGTGTTCGACTACAATGTCTTCCATAACGGAACGAGTTGCTTCCGGGATTACTAAGGCGTTAGTGTCGGCTATACGTTCGCACTTAAATTCTCTTCTAAAGGCAATAGAGTCTATACCATAGCGAGCTTCGATGTCGGCTATTTGAGACTTAGGTAGCGTACTATCGTATATTGTCTTGAGGATAAAGTTCCCTGTGACTTCTGCTTTTTCCCAATAATCGTTGAACGGGTGGTCATAGTTAACTGGTGGAGTACTAAATAATAGTAATACAGGATTGGTTGCTCTTGTCATTGTAGGGAAAATAACAGACTCCATGGCATACTCAAATTCCTGAGCTGAAGGAAATCCTGCTTCATCTACTACTACTATGTCAAAAGTTTGTCCTCTAAGAGATTCAACGTGACCTCCATCAATACCGGCTACTTTCATGATAGAGCCGTTATTAAACTTCCACATACCTCGTTGTTGGTCATACTTAGGACGAAGTTGATCTGGGCAGTCGGCTAGTATTATGTGGATGTTTTTTTCTACCACATCTCGCGTTTGGGCTTTCTGCGGACTAACATAGGCAACTCTTAGTCCTGCGGTCTGTAAACAGGCTTCCATAACAGTAGTTAGTGCCGTAAAGGAGTTATGTGTAACTAACCCATCGGCAGTTAGATATAGATGTGTTTCATTATCTATTAGTATATCCCAAGTTTCTTCAATTCTTAGATTCTCTTTTCTTACTCCAACATAATCTAATTCTAAGTTAGATATTAACGTAGTATAATCTGTTATGTCAGATGTCTCTATAATCTCTTCGTTTCCAGTCAGTTCGTTTAATTTCACCCACCGATGATTCAGTGTGCAAGTAGCTAAAATATCTCGATTATATACCAAATCAACTACTTCCTGCTCACCCTGGTACTGCTTACCTAACACTTTGGTTGGACTAGTTTTTCCTTCTCCATCATAACCTATGACATAATCGCCTACTTGGATTTCATTTATAGTCTTGGGTCCTACTGGAGTCATTACTTTAGTGTCGCCAGTTAGACATTTACCCGTTTGCCTTCCTGATACCCAAACTACTAACGAATCTGTTCTATTCTTAAATTTCTTATACAACTCAAGCTGCATTTTATCTAGCTTCATTTCAGCCAAGATACCCTTCCTCCATAAAGTTCTTCGAGCTTTGAGGACTTCTTCCGAATCTTTCTTTTTAAATCCTACATTCTTGCTAATAGACCCCTTTGGTCGTCCCTTCGGGCGAACCACTGTATTCTTTTCTAATATTTCTATTGGATTTTTGTCTTCTAGTGGTTGAAATGCTGGTAAATCTTCTGGTGCAACACTAGCTTCTTGATACTTAACGTCTTTACTCTTTTCGACTAGTTCTCTAAACTTCTCCAACTCTTTTCTAGGATGCATAACTACTCAGCTTCTTCCTTAAACATACTGATAACTCTTAATGCCTCCTGCTCGCTCATTTCCTTTTCCTTGGGCTTAACTTCTTTGAAACCATTACGAATAATATTCAATGCTTCGACTAGAGTTTTCAGCTTTTTCACATCGTTAGTCTTAAACATTGGGACATCTTTGACTACATGGACAGTCCACATACGCTTTAGTTCTGCCATAATGATTTCTTCTTCGTGCGACTTAGCGTTCTTTTTGCGGGCATTAGACAACAATTCCTCAAGTCGGGCTATTTGTTGCTTCAACTCCTCAACACTGTCAGTTTCGGCTTTAATAGCATCAAGGACTTCTTCTGAGGACTTAATAGGAGTATCTTTTATCTTCTTAGTCATGTCGACTATCTCCTGATATTCATTCCTTGCTGTAGGTTAATAGACGACAACTTAGCCTTAACCTCGGCTAAATCCCTGGATACCTGATTCCTAAACTCATTCTCGGATGTATTCTGTTGTTTGATATTCAGGTGCTTAAGTCCAAAAATAAGTGCCGCCAGGATTGCCACTATGAGTGCATCCGGGATAGTTGCTCCAACAACCCCAACTTTAATGACGTAAATGACGATTAAAAATAAGGGATGGTTCAATTCCTTTAGAAAGCGCATAATTCCTCCGTGACGGCGTAATGAAAGCGGTTAATGTTAATGGCTTAATTTTTTATTGTCCACTAGGACTTTCCAAATTATCAGCCGCTTATAATATACTTGATGACCATAAATAATTTATATTATACATCACTTTTTTCTTGACATCCAAAATTACAAGTGATACTATGATAGGCATTATGCTTTTTTGCTATCTAAGCATCGTAGCAACAAGCAGTCCTTTTAACTGTTTTCGGACACTAAACTTAAAGCACTTCCCTATGATGCTACTCGAAGTCCTCTGAACGACAAACCTGTATATCGGCTAAGTTCATGACCAGGGTATGAGACTCGAGTTCGGCTGAACAACACGAGCAAGGACAGGCAGCAGAACAACGGTTATTCTAATATAGATGAGAAAAAGTCAGGTAACAGACGCTTCTTTGGTTGTTACTTTGCGCCTACCGGGTTAATGAGACTTAAACGTCTTAAACAGTAGGAACTGGAATCTGACATAAACTCCTCGTTCTAACCAACCGCTATTTCCGGGAATAATGCTGTAGTATTAACCCGGAAAGACCTGTCACCAGTACGCCTTTTTTGTCCTACAAAAGATTTTTGTTGACTTGCTGACCTCTGTTGTGTTACAATTTCTTCATGGAGGACTTATGCAACTACAATTAGACCGAGAAGAGAAGCTGTTTTTAATGATTCTTATGGAAGATTTTGCTGAGGCTGCTAGAAAGCGCAAGGATCGTAGTGAGCGTCGTTATTTCGAGAGGATGTCAGACAAATTTACATTGAACACTGCGGTATGTAATGTTAATCCTTTTGAGTTGCGAAGCATCACCATGGCGGTATCTGGAGTAATTGATTATGCCAAGGATACTTATGAGAAGCAGAAACCCGAAGGAGATGCTTTGGTGTTGGCTGATGAGAATCTTAGAATTATGGATGGGTTGTACGCCAAACTCCTCGACTATGCGCAGGCACCTCGTGACTAAGTTAGTTGGAGTTGTGGATATTGATATTGCTGTTATATGCAAGATAGATTGCGACCAGGATACTTACGATCATATAGCTTGGACTGTAATAAATGTGTATGAGGACTTTTTTCTTGACAGGGTTAAAGTTTTGGAGTAAAATAGGTTTATGAGAACTAGAGAATTAAAATTAAGACTAACCAGAAAACAAGAAGACTCTTTGACCGAATGGTTGTGGATTTTAACTGGTGTTTATAACTGGGGAATCAGAAAAATTAAGCAAGATGCTAGTGATAAAATTTATTATTCTAAGTTTGAGTTTTGTAACTTATTATCGAATCATAGTAAACAAATAGGGATTCCTTCGCATACAATTCAAGGAACCTTAAATCAAGCGTATAATTCTTGGGATAGATGTTTTAAAAAACTAGCAAAAGAACCAAAACTTAAGGGAATAAGAAATAAATTTAATTCTATTCCCTTTCCAGATGCTATACCACAAAGTAAAATTAAAGGAAATAGGATAAAATTACCTACTATCGGAGAGTTACGTTTTCATAAACAAGAATTGCCTATGGGTAAAATTAAGAATGGTAGGATAATTAAGAGAGCTTCTGGTTGGTATCTTATACTGACGATTGATGTTAATCGTATTTTTCAAGTAAAAGAAACCGATTTAAAAGTTGGTATTGATACAGGATTCAAGTCTCTAGCTACACTGTCTGACGGGAAGATTTTTGAGAATAATAGATATTATGTTAAAGGGCAAAAAAGATTAGCTCAAGCACAAAGAGGTAAGAATAGAAAACTAGTTGCAAGACTTCATGAAAGAAACAAAAATAGACGTAAGGACTATAACCATAAAGTTTCTAAGGAAATAGTTCAAAATTATAAAGAAATCTATATCACCAACGATAATTTAAAAGGACAAGCTAAAATCTTTGGGAAATCGGTTGGTGACGCAGGAATTTCACAATTACGAACTTTCATCTCCTACAAGGGTAACAATCACGGTAGGGCAGTGAAATTAGTAGATAGTCAATATACCACAATGACTTGCTCGGTTTGCGGGGACTTAACTGGTCCCAAAGGATTGAGTGAGCTTTCGGTAAGGCATTGGGAATGTGCTTGTGGGGCACAGCACGATAGAGATGTAAATTCTGCTCGTGTAATTCTTAATGTTGGGTTGGGATACAACCTCGTATCAAAAGGAGACAGAGATGTCAAATAGAGATTTAAACCGGAATCCTCTACCTAAAGGTAGGAGGAGTATCAAGTTAGGATTATAGGTGATATTTTATTATATCAGGAGGTAAAAGAGTTATGTTAATTAAGCTTGATGACTACCAGGGAAGAAAATTTATTATTAATACGGAACATATTACTACTGTATTTGAAGATGGTGAGGGTATGTTGGTAGTTCAACTACTTACAAGTGGAGTACATATTATAGTTGAGTCTGATATAGAATCATTTTTTCGATTGATAAAAGGAGAGGAAGTATGTTAGTATATTTAAGAACTGATGTTGGACTACATAGACTAATTAACACAGATGACGTATCTTTTGTTGAATCTCAAGGAGATAAGTCAAGTAGGATTTACCTCCGTACTCAGTTGGATTTCCCTGTTCGAGTTGACTTGGGTCTAAAGGATTTACATTTAGTATTAAAAGGCGAAAAGGAATTTGATGAAGTCTACCTACCCCCGAAAGTAGATGTGTATCAGGATGATGCCCGTACAATCAAGGAGTTGAATAAGGAAGTTCAACCTCCTGTTGTAGCGGAAAAAGTGGAAGTGCAGCAGACTAGAACACCTTCTGCGCCAGCTAAGGTAGAAGTGCCGACTTTCAGTAAGAAGAAGATTGCAAATAAACCGATTGTTAATACTGATTGGTAGTCAGAAATCCCCCTTTCGACTACTGACTAAATCCCCGGTAGAGGCTTAATCCCCCTTAACCTTTACCGGGGCTTTCTTTTTGGAGATTATATGAGACCGGCTAACCCCTTAACACTGATAATATTGGCATTTTTGGGACTTACCGTCTATTTTTGGATTATAGTAAATATGTTCAGCGTTTTAACAGGATATACAATATGAGTAATTACAGCACCAACGAAATTATGTTTAGCTGCCAAGAGGACTTGTTATATAAGACAGACTCTCATTATGGTAATGTATTTGACTTTATCCAGTCCTACTACCGAACTAATGGTAATGAGGCACTAGCTGAACAGAACTTCAGTCACGATAACTGGAACTTAATATACGGATGGATAGCCCAATTTTCTCCTAAAACTATGGAAGAGTTGCCGCTATTTGGACACCACTCTTTACACCCAATTCGCTTTATGATGTTTTTCATTATGAGAAATCCTAAAGTCGGCACTATTTTCTTGCCTTTCGTTTATATTGCGTTTATAATAGAGGCTATGCAGGCGACTAAGCTGAATAGGCACGGAATTAGAGAAATACCTACTTCTGGTAAGTTACAAGCATACTTTACTCTTAGGACTTTCTACCGACGTAAGGTGCTTGGTGCTGCTACTTTTGGCAAACTGTTCGCTTATTTAGTAAATTGTAGCATTGGTGGGTTAGATCGGGCTATTAGGATATATTTTGCTGAGGGTCATAGAGTTAGAAATGCCTACTTCTACAACCGGGCACTGCGACCAGAAGGGAGTCTTGAATGAACTTATATAGCGGATTTAGAACTATCAGTCGTGCCACTAGCTGGGGCTGGAAGATGCGCCATAACTACGATTGGGATAGTCAATATCTCCTAGAGGTTATGTTATATAAACTAGAGCGTATGTATACAGAATCAATATCCAATACTAATTTTGTTTGGACTCAAGATCCAAGCGACAAAGACGAGTATCGTCCTATGGTAGCTCTCAGGATTTGTATTATGTTATTAAAACGGTTGACAACTAGAGATAGTATATGTTATGCTACTAGAGCCTACGCTGACTTTGAAAAAAAGTGGGGCGACCTAGTCCCTAGCGGGACGGGGATTCTTAACTTCAAACGCGCTAACTCTTCCCCGGACCGCGATGCTGAAGAAACTGCTGACTTTCGGGCAGTCATGGATTTTGGGAACCGTATTTACAGCCGCGACTATAACCTACTTTGGGATCTTTTAAAGCAATACAGTCCATACTGGTGGACCTAGGAGGCAATATGTTTGATGCACCCCGTTACCAAATTACAGTAAAATGTCAGGACGATTCAGAAGTCGTAGATGTAGTGAAGGCATACTCCTATAAACGTGCCATCCACGAGGTCTGGGATGTGCTTTTTAGACCACGACATAAGCACGGCTACCATAATGATAGGGTAAATGAAATTATAGCCGAAAATCCAGCCGTAAACGAGCTTATGGACTTCTTAGAAGAGTTGTACCGGGAAATCCTGATAGACCATGAGGTGCCCCGTGAGTAAGGTAATCAAGTTTCAACCACCTGCCATCTTTCCCCAGCATGACTTGGACGAGCTAGTGGGACAGACCATTAAAGTTTTCGTAGAGGAAATGGACGAGTTTATTGATATTTTCGTAGAAGACATTATGCTTGACGAGGATAATGATGTAGTCTATATCACTACTGACCGAGAGCATGACGCTATGCTGGAACTAGGCTCGGCTATAGAGTACGTCAAGGAGCTAAGACTGCGGAAACTGGAGAATAGGATTAAGAAACTGGAAATGCATTAGGATTTTATTATGATTATTAAAATACGACCCCTTAGACCTGACGCTAAAGTCCCGACTAAGGCACACACTTGGGATGCTTGCTTTGATTTAACTGCGACTAGCCGACGGTTTGACTGGGATCATAAGTTCTGGGAATTTGGGACTTCTTTAGCATTTGAGGTGCCTCGTGGGTTCGCAGCTTTAATATATCCTAGAAGTTCTATATCCAAGTATGATCTAAGTCTTTGTAATCACGTTGCTGTAATAGACAGCGGATTTTCCGGTGAGGTCATGCTTCGATTTAAGCAAACTATGTATCCGCAGGGAATGATCGGGCTATATAATCCTAAAATCTATGAAGTAGGAGATAGGATAGCGCAGCTAAAAATAGTGCCTGTACTCGGAGTTGAGTTTGAGATGACTGACGAGCTAGAAGAAAATGAACGAGGGACTTCAGGTTTCGGAGGGAGCGGACTATGAGAAAATTATTTTTGACGGCTAACGACGAAAGGACTCAAGAACTGGAAAATAAACTAGGAAGATATTTCACTAAATATTTAGACAGCTATATTACTGAAGATAAACAGTTGAGGATACAGATAATTACAGTTAAACCTCACAACATGGAAAGAATTTATGGTATTGTTAGCCTTCTAGATGTAGATGAAGTAGGTATTTTTTTTAAAGAAGGGGATTCTTTTTTTAACCCACATATAAATAAAGTTAAATCATTTTGTTCTACTAGGCAAATAAACCTAATAGAACACCGAATTTAAAGTTGCGACTATGATACATCTATCTCTTGATTTAGAGCTTGAACAGAACAAGACTAACCCCCAAACTCCAGACTCTCAGCTTGACGAGGCGGCTATAATCCAAGTCGGACTGGCGGTCTATGACCCAGAAGTTGGTATCATCGAAACTCGCGGCTATCACATCAATATTGGAGTCCCAATCAGCGGCTATATCCAAAAACTGACGGGCATCACTAACGAGGACTTGGAACTTGGAGTTTCTCTGGACTTTGCCTATGAAGAGATGGTACGTCTTCAAGCCCACTATAAGACCTCTAGGGCACTGCTACAATGGGGTGGAGGGGATGACGAGGCACTAAAGAAGGAGCTAGGAAAGGACACGAGTTGGATGTTTGGACGCTCAGGATTTAATGTAAAGCATTTATACCGGGCTTACGCCGAAGCCAATGGACTTAACATCAGTGGCGGACTTAAGACTTGTTGTAAACGACTTGGGCTGCCGTTTGAGGGTAGAGCGCATGATGCGGTATGGGACGCTGCGGCTACGGCTAAGGTTTATGGACGGATTATGCGGGCTATGAAGAGGGAGAGGACTTGAAACCAGTAGAACGCTATATAATCAGGGGAACTCGAGCCAAGCTAGAAGATCTTTATCAGATTCTCAAAGATCGCGGCTTTGATGGCACTTCGGTATGCATGAGAAACGGAAAAGTGGCACTATGGATGCTTGACTCTGAGGATCGAGGTTGGGACTATTTTTCGGCTATTAATCCCGCCAAGCATCGCCACTATTTAGACGCTATAGAGGGGCTGGATGTTGAGTTGACTAGTTTTGAAGAAGTTGAGAGATTGTTGAAGGAGTTATGACGCAGAGTGTAAGATAAGTTTGAGAGCCAGATTGTACGAAGATCATACAAT